GCGCACAGTCGGCGACGGCAGAGTGTACAGCATTAAACTGCCGCCCCCGCTCTACGACTGGTTGCGCTCGCGACCGACCGAGGAGGTACGCGAGCATCTGACCCGGTGGATGGTCGAGGCGCATATCGTCTAGAGACGTTTCCGAGATGCCAACGCCGATCCGTCTCGACCCGCACCGCCTGCTCGAATAACTAGAGACGTTTCCGACCGAGCGATCGACCGCCCCGACAACCCGCAGCCGGTCATCGTCCCACGCTAAATCGATGCCTGATTGGTTGCTCATGCGCTCTAATCAGGCATGAGAACAAAAAATCCTGCAACAGACAAGCAGCGGCGCGGCTAACCGGCGTCGTCAGCCTCATGTGGGTATTTCAGACAGTACGAGCAATTCGGCAGACACTCCTTGTCAAAATGAGCGCAGAACTCGGTAAACGCCGCCAGACCAACCTTCAGCCCATCGATCACGTCTGCGGGATTGTCCGCAATGACCGAACTCGTGCGCATCTGCGGGACATGGCCGCGCCATTTGCCGTCATCGGTTTCGGTCAAGATGTACCGCTGCTCACGCTTGTGCCTCACGCCTCCACCTCCTCCCCTTCCAACCCCTCCTGCGCCTCCTCAACCACGCCCGCTTGCTCAAACTCGATTGCCTGCAAGAATGAGTCGTACGATCCAATGAGATTCTTGAGCGCGCTGATTTTCTTGAACGTGTCGATAGGCACAGGCTCACCACCATTCAACCTAATCTCAATCGGAGGTATTAGCCATTCGAATGCCCAAACCTCACGTTCACGTGCTTCACACTCTGCCGCCATACGAGCTTCGTTTAGGCTGTTCACGTCTCCAACCCCTCCCGCGCCAGGGCGATCAGCCGCTGTGCCGCTGCGCTGCGACTGTAGTTCAACCGGTCCTTCATGCCGCATGGAAGCACAGCCACCCAGTGCCGCGAGTAGCCCCGAAACGTCGTACGAAGCGTCCCTGAACGGTTAGTGCGCCAAACTGCGTTGCTCTCGCTGTGGACCTCACCAACAACAGCACCGTCCACTTCGACCCGATAGGCAGTCGGCTTGCGCTTGTCGTTCGCAGCGTGGTTGTAGGAATGCGCTTTGATAGGAATAAACTTCACGCTCATGGTGTCGCCTTCCTCCCCTCCCCCTCGCCGGTCCCCGCTCCCCCGTCGTCTCGGGTGGGGGTGGAGGAACGGCGGTTCTTGCTGCCCGGTGGGCGCCCGCCCTTGACACGAGGAACGCCTTCTGGTTGCGTCCGCGCCTTGTACGCCGCCAACTCCTGCACGTGGATTAGCCGACGACCGTACAGACCACGCGCATTCAGTCGCCCCTTCGTGATAGCGATCCTCAATGCGGCCTCAGTCACGCCGAGCGCCGACGCAGCCTCGGGGATCGTCATGTAGTCTTCAGGTTCCATGCGAGTAGTATACCAAAATAATTTATGTTTGTGCAAGGTATTTATCAATAAAGCTATTGACAAGGTAAAGTATCTGTGATACAATAAGACAACACTGAAACGAACCGAGGAGACAACGACAATGACACTACGAGAATTCTGCACCGCTCACGCCAACGACCGATTTACGATCGAAGATGACAGCTTGGGGCCAACCCCGCAGGTGACGCCGTACGATGCGGACGATGTTTCAACTTATTGGACGGGAACCGCGCTTCAGTCTGCACTGGTTGAGTACGGCGGCGACTTCGCGAAGATGCTTGACGGCGACTTTATCCCTGAAGTCAAGTTCTGCTAGGTGCCCCGCCACCGACGAACCGGGGGCGCGCGCGAGGGAGACGACGACGACGACGAGGGGAAGGAGACAGCGAGCGATGAAAGATACCGGGTTAGGGAGCATGGCAACAGTTACACGCATTGAAGGATGGGAAGTCACATGCCCGAAGTGCGGAGAGGGTGTTGGAAGTCCGGGTACAGGCGCGTTTATGTGGATCGCACAGGACTTGCTGAACCACGACGGCAAAGTACACTGCTATCAATGCGGCTTCGACTCGCGCCTGCCCGCTCGATATATCAAGAAAGCGAAAACGCCATGAGCAACGACCTGCCCGACAAAATCACACTGGCCGACCTCGGAGGCATCGACTTCGGCACGCCGCAGGACTGGACCCCCACACCCCACCCCGCGCCGCCGCCGTCGGACGACACGAGCGCACTCAATCGCGAGATTGCGACTTTGCGCGGCTGGCACGACGCCGTGACGGTAGACCCGGAAGGCAACGAGCACAACATCGTCCGCAACGACGAAACCGATGAAGAGGAGTATGATTGGGATGCGCTGCCCGACTACGCCTCCGACCCGGCTGCCGCGTTCGAGCTGCTCCAGCACTGTCAAACTATTCGCGGCGTCAGTCGCGGTAAAGTGATGGATAACTGCGGAGGTATCAAGTTTACGATCTACAATGACACGCGGCAAGTCGTCGAATGGAGTGTTTGGCGCGGCCCGAACGGATACGCTGAGGCCGACACACTCACCGAAGCCATTGCAAGAGCCTGCCACGCCGCCCTCGCCGCAATCAAAGGAGACCGAGACGATGGAACCAACTAAGACGCCCACGGCATTCAGTCCTGGGCCGTGGGAGATAGACGAATTCCGCGAATCCTACAGCGGCAGACATACAGCGTTTATTGCCCAAGTTGGGGGTCAGCGAGTCGCGCAAGTTCGATACACCGACGCCACAGCCACAGAACGCAAGGCGAACGCTTATCTAATATCTGAGTCACCTGCCATGTATTCTGCGTTGCTTACGGCGCGCGAGCACCTACTACGCTATTCCGATAGTACGAACGTGGACTATATCGACAACGTGCTTGCAAAAGCGAGAGGCGAATGATGATGGAACGAACTGACACCCCGCCCCCGACGCAGGGCTACGGCCACGATGAATTTCTGAACGACCTGCTTGAGAACATACCAGAAGAATGGGACACTGACGAAGCAGCAGAAGCGATTGCCATTGACTACTTGCGACACCTGGAAAGCGAGGTGAAACGGTTAGGCGGACGGTTCTATCCGTGGGCCGATGACACCCCGGCGCAAGGCGAGCGGGGCGAGGAGCCGATGCACCGGTACGCCAACCGCGACCCGGCCGCATTGGAACCTTACTACTCATGGCATGTTCAAGCCATGACCGAGGAAGGGCTGCACGCGAAGTCGGCAATAGCGGCTGAGTTAGCGTTTCGGGATGCCGAGATCACTGCCCTCCGACTAAATTGCAAAGTGCATCAGCGAGCATTCCGAGAACAGCGGGAGGTTGCGCAGGACGCAGGCGAGAAGTTGTTCCGGGCGCGGGAGGAAGTCGCCGGCCTGCGGGCGCGGCTGGGGGAGGCGGAAGTGGCACTGCGTCAGATGAGAGGGGAGTGTATGGAGCCGTCGCCGCCGTCAGCCACAGGGCAGGTGGCAGAAGGGAAGCAACCATGAACTACTACGCTGAAATGGAACAGAGAATCGACCAATTAACCGGCACGCTCCGCGCCGTCACCGCCGAGAGGGATGCGCTGCGGGAAGGGATTAAACAGCTTGCCGAAGAGTACGACGGCGAATACGAATTGGCACTATCGGCAGCATGTCGCGACCTAATATTTCTGCTCGCCTTAGCAGACCGGGTGCGCGAGCAGGCGGCGGCGGGGCAGGCAGAGGAAGGGGAGGGAGGAGGGAAGGCGACGTGAGCGCACGCATCTTAGACATTGTGACAGAACGCCCGCCCGACGCTGGTGAAACCGTATTCTACGTCTGCTGGATCGACTGCACCGGCAAGCACGGGCAAGCGCGCAGGCCAAGAAGCTGCCACGCGGCCACGAACGAAGTGCGCGACCTTCAGCGCAAGTACCCGGAGACGCGATACTTTATCATGCGCGAGACGACTCCTGAGCCTCCTCGCGCAGCCGTCTAGCCTCTTGCTCCCGCTTACCCACAGGAGGCTTCTTCTTCGCCTGCTGCTCCCGTCCTCCTGCGCGAGCGGAGGCCGGGGCGACAACCGGGCCGGTGCCGACGTACTTTTTGATGCGTTCGATTTTCTGTTCGAGGGTCATCTCGGTATCCTCCTAAACGCTGCCTGACGGTGGGCTGACATGGCGCGTTGTATGCGTGGATCGATTGGTTGTTGTTTCGGCTCGTGCTCGACTTCCATCGAAGCAATCAGCGCGTGTAATTCCTGCTGATCCATCCCCAAGTAGTTGTAGGAAGTGGCGGCATCACTGTGGCCGTAGAACGTCTGGATGTGCTTGATCGTACACCCTTTCACCTTCATCAGCGACGTGCCAGCAAACCGCCGGAACGCGTGCGCCGAGAGGGGGCCTTTCTGGTCGATGCCCGCGATCCGGCAGAGCGCGACGAGAATTCCTTTCATCCTCTGTTCACTCATCGGGCGCACGATCGGGCGCACGATCGGCGCGCCGCCCTGCGAGAACACCGGGACCGCGAACAGCCGCTCGTGCTCGCACGGCCTGTTCTCGATCCACGCCCGAACATGGCGCACGGCGTTCGGGTGCAACGGCAGGGACCGGCTCTTACCGCCCTTGCCTTGCCGAACGGTAATCATCGGAAGCTTGTCGGATAGATCCAGGTCGGTTACGTGGAGCGCGCACACCTCCGCGCGGCGCAGCCCCGTGTACGCCAGGACCGCGAGTACCGCCGTCGCGAGATGCGCGCGGTAGAGCTGGTTGTCGCCGCGCCCGTCGATTAGGCGCGGGCACGCGTCGAAGAGCGCCTGCACCTCCTCGCGAGTCGCCCACCGCTTGCGCGGTTTCTCCGTCACCTTCACTTTGATCTCACCGATCTCCGCGCACTGCTCCAAGCCGATCGCCTTCCGCTCCTTGTACAGCCACTTCGCAAAACTCTGGAACGCGGCGACCGCCGCCGCCCGTGTCCGCTGAGCACGCCCGGTCCGCTTGCGCAGGGTATCGTACATCCGCACGTAGTCGGCTGTCAGGTCGCCCGGTTCCGGCACGCGGCCGAGCTTCCCCGTCAACCACTTCACCAGCCCGCGCAGATGCGACACGTACGCGTGCCCGCTCGCACTGCTCCATCCCATCTTGTTGCACTTGTCCGCCCGGAACGCCTCGATCAGTTCGTCCATTTGCGTGATCTCCTACTGACGATAAGTATACATGCGTCTACAATTATTGCAAGCATAAAACACCAAATTAATAAAAACGCGTAGAAATGCTGTAGGTATCTTTACTGTGATTGTGTCTACCAGGGACCGTGAAATTAACGCTGATTATATGTCAGGTGTCTACGTGATTGAAGATTAGTAGAGGAGTTAAAAGCGGGGCGTCGGGGTTATGAGTGCCGGGATCGGTCGTTAATGTATTTTAAGAATGAATAGCCGGGAACTTACAGGTATATGGCGCACCGAACGAGCAATTAACGTTTGGCGTTAATGGGGTTGTTAAACGGCCAGAAGTTCCGACAGACCGCGCGCATGATCCACAAGCAAACGTTCCGCCACGGCGCGTTTGTCCGGTCCGATCTGCATTAGGTAACCTTCGATTTGACGCGCCAACCGAACGTCAAGCTTAGTCTCCTCGGTACGCGTAAACACGCGGACTGCCTCCGCCTTGTTACAGCGATAGGCGTCTACAAGCTTTTCAACCGTAGACCACTCGGTTCCACTCTCACCGTTCTCTATCCGATTTACCTGCTGACGCGACATACCTGCCAGCTTTGCCGCTGCCTCCTGTGTTAACGGCACGTTGAGGCGCGCCTCTTTCAAGTACGCGCCTATTTTGCTATCCACAACCATCACCTCCACTCTGTGACAGATTGTCCTATACATGTTACAACATTTAATGTAACATTGCAAGAGACACCGCGTAAACTACGGTTGACAAATGGTATTTATATCTGTATAATTGTTCACATGAGAACCTCAACTTCCAAAAAGTTCATCTACAATGCCGACCCTGTAGCTGCTGAGCGTCGACGGCGCAACATCACACAGGAAACGATAGCCAAGCAAATCGGCTATACGCGCCAGCAAGTGAACCGTGCGGAAAACGGCGAAAGCGCGTCCTTTGTCCTGCTGCAAAGGCTATGCAAGGCTCTCGATGTTCCCCTATCTGAAGTCATTCCCGATCTATCTGCGGTTGCTTAAACTATTTTAGGCTAATTTGTCCTATTTACTTGACATGGTGTAACATTCATGGTACAATCCTATCAGTTCACACGAATTGATCGGAGGCGCGACACGATGGATCGACAAGCAATCAAGCAAGCCCTATTCCTGCAGAAAGTGCAAATCGAACTCTTGGAAAATGCTCGGCAGGCGCGACAGGCCGCTAGCGACTTTAGTCACGCTGGCTTTGCGTTTACCGGGTTCAGGCTCAGCAAGGAAGAATTCGCGACGATCGACGCGTTCCGTAAGATCGCCGCACGGATAGAACAGGAGTGCCAGGAAGCGATCAACAACCCTGCGATCTTGCAGGCAGAGGCGCAATCATGACAACCGCAACCACCGACCGACCGCGAACCACGACGCGCGCGGCCAACAAACACGAGAAGGCAGACAGCCTGTACAAATTGGGTTACCGGATCACGCGGGTTCGCAATATGGAGATTTTGATCTCGAACCCATCTGGCGCCATCTACCACATCGACTGCACAGCCGGAACGTGCAGCTGCCCCGCATCGGTAGCGTGCTGTCACCTGCTCGGAATTCACGGACTGCTACTCGATCAGGGCAACGCCCTCGGGTGCCGGGCGCAAGAGATGCTCCGCGCTGGTGGGAACACGGCGGAATGGATGACGCTGGCGGGGCGTGCGAAGCGGATGAGCGATCGGGCGTTTGATGTGTTGCTGGCGTTGGAAGCGAGAGACAACAAAGGGGCGGATGCTTAGAACAACCGCCCCGGCTCCCCGACCAGTGAGCATAGGTAAGCATTGTACCCGACCACTGGACGCCAGCGACCGCAGAAGATAGTCGCGTCCGCATCGCCTGAGAGAGCGATAGCAAGTCACACAGAATTCAGCGGCCCGGCTCCCGTCCCGGAACCGAGCCGCACCACCCGAAAGGACCGGGATACCAACATTATGGCAGATCCAATACTCGCATGGCACTTTCGAGACAAAGACGGCACAACTAGCCGGCTAGCAAAGCCTGAAGAAGTCGGCGTTCGCTATTCCGTCACGCCACCGATCACCTGTTGCCGAAACGGACTGCACGGTTCGATCCGAGCGATTGACGCTCTCGGACACGCTGCATCGACCACAGCGATTGTCTGCCGGACTTCCCACGAAGGCGAGGTGGATCATCAGTCCGACAAGATCGCGTCCGAGCATCGAACCGTTCTGTGGCAGGCGGATTGTACGGCGGTTTTCCATGAGTTCGCGTGTCTGTGTGCCGAGCAATCGTTCGAAGTTATCAAAAAGCGCGGGACGGTTGTCGCGCCTGAAATGCTAGCGTGTGTGGATGCGAAGCGGAAGTGGTTGCGCGGAGAGATCAGTGACTCTGAACTGTATGCCGCCAGCGATGCCGCCTACGCTGCCGCCCGCGATGCCGCCAGCGATGCCGCCTACGCTGCCGCCTACGCTGCCGCCAGCGATGCCGCCTACGCTGCCGCCCGCGATGCCGCCCGCGCTGCCGCCCGCGCTGCCCAAAACACTTTGTTGGAAGAAATGCTCAACGCGCTTCAACCGAGAGGAGTACTGACCAATGGCTGACCTCTACCCCTGCCCAGCGCCGTCCTGCCCCGCTTTCCTCGACGCCCTGCCGGACTGCGACGACGACCCCGAAACCCTCGCCGCGGTAGACGCCGGAACGGACGCGGCGTACCGGCAACTCGGGTTCCACACGGAACTCGTTGCGCAGAACCTCCGGGCCGAGGCGGAGATGCGAAACAACGTCGTCCGGGACCGCGACGGGTCGCCGTGCTACTTCGCCCCGCTGCGCCCCGATCCCGGCGAACTGCGGAGGCTGGAACTCGCGGAGGCGGCTGAGGAGGCCGAGAAGGGGCGGCGGAAGCGGCTCGCGGCAGTTGAGGAGGAGTTGGCGGCGGCGCGGGTACGGGTGGCGATGTTGGAGGGGTTGCTGGCGAGGAAGGAGCGGGCGGCGGCATGACACGCGCCCTGCTCGACTACCTCGCCGCCTGCCTCGCCGCACGCACGGAACCGGACTACCGCCGCGTCTGCGCTATCACCGGCGTGACTGGCTTAGAGGCCGACCGCCTCGTGCAGCAGGCGTACGCACATATCGCACGGCAGCAGGTATCGGGCTGGCGGCATGAGCGGAAGTCGCAGGAGACGCGACGGCGGATCGGGGCCGGGGTGCGGCGGGCGCGGGAGGTCGGGGTGTTGGAGTTTGAGGAAGGGAGGGCTGCGTGAGAGCGTGTTGCAACTGTTATTTCTACCGCTTCAAAGCCAGCCACGACAGCGGACCTGCAAACGAAATCGGCTGCTGCGACAGCCCAAAGACGAATGAGCAGATCAGGCCAGCCGGCGTTGCGTACGCGCTCTCACTCCTATCAGGCCACATCCCGGAAGACGTGTACCTTCGCAACTTGGAATCGCTGAGGCGCGAGATGACCGACTTCCGGGTGCGCGGCGACTTTCGCTGCATCAATTGGCAGAAAAGATCGTGACCATCGAAGCCGCCCACACCTACATTCGCGACTGCACCACGAGCGGGCGACCCGTTGACCTCGAACACGCGGGGAAGTTGAGCGGATTGCGCGGCCCGTCGCTCCATCGGTTCGTGGTGGACTGCCAGGCGAGCGGACCGGTTCCGAAGTCCGGCGGGAAGCGGCGCAAGATCGCGAGTGCAGAGGACGGTTGGCTGGCACTCGCGGCGGTGGTCTTGGGTGGTGATTGTGAGGAAGAAGAGGAGGCAGAGGAAGATGGGCAGCCAGACGCGCTATCGGAATGAGTACGGCACGACAACCGGCTCCTACCACGAGCAGGGAACCACTCAGGACGCGCGGGAAGCCGCCGTAGAACGCCGCAGACGGGCATGGCGGGCGTGCCGGGTCAACGACGCTATCAACGCGGTCGTGATCTCTCTCTGCTTCCTGGCGCTCGCTGGAACGCTCGGGTGGGCAGCGGTTTCGATCCTGATGGGGTGCGGGCAATGACACAGCCTCGGCTGCTGGACTTGTTCTGCGGGGCGTCAAGTATACAGAATAAGTCAAAAAGGTATAATATAAGCAATCAATTGCAGGAGGGCTTATATGACCACCGTTACTTGCCAGCATTGCGGAAAAGTCTTTGAAAGTCAGCGGCGCACTCGGAAGTTTTGTTCTGTCACCTGTGCGAACCGTAGCATTCACGCAGTTGTAAAGGAGCGCAATTGCCGCCATTGCGGAGCGGCCTTTCCAGTTATCAGTTCAGCGGATGCCAATCGGCAACACTGCTCCAGAGCGTGCGCGAAAAACTACAACGCTCTGCGAATCCACAAGTGGAAAGAAGAGCGACCTGGGTACATGAAGCCTTACAACGAGACGCGCAAGGCTAAAGACCCTGAGATTAACAAGAGGAGAGCGCGAGAGCAGCGAGCAGAGATACTGAGGCTTTTAGGCGGGGCTTGTGTGGTTTGTGGTGCAAGCAATCCTAACTGGCTACACGTTGATTACATCCCTACGCAAAAGGATTTGCGATTCCGACACCCGCGCCACATTAAATTTGTACGTGAACACTTATCCGAATTCCGAATACTTTGCGCCAACCACCATTACGAACTGACTTTAACAGGCGCAATCGAAGGAACAGACATTACGCAATGAGACGACCGAGGTTGTTGGATCTTTACGCAGGAGCCGGTGGTGCCTCTATGGGCTATCACCGCGCAGGCTTTGAAGTGGTCGGCGTGGACATGCGCCCGCAGCCGCACTTTCCGTTCCAATTCGTGCAAGCTGACGCGCTGCAGTACCTGCGCGAGTACGGACGATGTTTCGACGTGATCCACGCGTCGCCGCCGTGTCAGACAGACACACGGCTTGCGAAACTGCACCGCGCCAAAGGGCCAGAGTACGACGCTACGCACAAGAGTATGACCGCGCCGACGCGCGACCTGCTGATAGCATCCGGCAAGCCGTACATCATCGAAGGCGTTGAAGGTGCGCCTCTGCTGAATGCCCTCACGCTCTGCGGCACGATGTTCAACCTTCGCACGGACTGCGGAGCCGAACTGCGGCGGCACAGGCTATTCGAGACGAATTGGTTTGACGATCTGCTGTCCGTGCCGCTCTGTCAACACGGCTCTGACCGAACGATTGGGGTGACCGGGACCGGTCACCCCATGACGGGAGCGCGGCGGTTCAGCAGAAATCGGACTGTGACCGTTACGGGTCACAGTCCGATGGACGGGCGCAAGAAACGCGTTATTACTATCACTGGCGCAACGCCGCAACAGAACACTGTGCGCAACCTGATTCGCGAGACGTTTCCGGTGAGCGCGGCACGAACGGCGATGGGCATTGACTGGATGACATCCATGAAAGAATTATCGCAAGCGATACCGCCTGCATACACGCAGTGGATAGGCGAACGGCTCATGGAGCAACTGAGATGAAACCAGCGACCCCCGACTTCAACCCCCACCAGTCCCGCACCGTCCCCCACCGCCGCAGCTGGCGCGACCGGCCGGAAGCGCCGCACGGGAGGCGACGACGGGAAGTGCCTGAAGGGGCGGGCGTGGTGTGCTGGGGATGCTTGATGTTCCTCGGCTGGGCCGCGATCGGCTTGGGTTTCTTGCTGAAAGGACTGATGAAGTGAGCGACATTCAGACACGCATCAAAGACAAGCGCGCGGAAATCGTTCAGCAGTACCGGGCAATCAACGAAGCGAGAGCCGCACTACGTGACACGGAGAGACGCTTGGAGGTCTTAACGGCGCAGATGAGGGCGCTTGCCGAGGAAGAGGCGGAGACGGTCCCGTGTGCGGTTGTGGACAAGCTGCCGAAAGGGTATCAGGCTCCGGTGTATGTGCCAGCGGGCAAGGCGGCATGAGCAAACCCATGATGAAGTGCGGCCACGCGGCCAACGCTGTCACTGCTGACGGTAAGCCCTCGTGCGTTATCTGCGCTGGAATTCATCCCGGACACAACATCGTGGATGACGCCCCGCCCGACCTGAGCACCCGAACCGCGCGCTGCTTCTACTACGGCATGGTGCCGAGCCGCAACGAGTGCAGTCAATGTCGCGGCAAAGATGCGTGTGGATGTGAGCGACCATCCAACACGGATTTGGCTTTCTTCGCTCACAAGCCAGACGCACTGTTCGACGAATTCTACTGCGGGTGCATGTCGTGGGATTGACCGGATCAACTCGGAGCCTGACGCGGAAATCCTGGTCGCGCACCGGCGAGAGACGCACGCCGGGTTGCGAGAGCGGCGCCTGGCGATCAGTGCCGTGCCAGCCGAACAGAGCGCAGCGTGAACCGCTCTACGTCCGGCAGAGAGCCGCTGGTGAGCGTCCTCGTGTTCCTCGCGGGGCTGGCGCTCGGACTGGCGGCGCACGCGATTATGGCGGCGATTGGGAGGTATCCGTGACCGGCATGGAGATCAAGCGCCGATCGAACACCGGCATCCGCTACGTGAATTGGGGCGGATGGTACGACACGCCGGACGGTCGCGGTCTGTGCCTCGCGCGGTGGATGTCCGGACATCAGAAGCACATCCGCAATCCGCGAGGACGCAGGCGATGCGGTAGTCGGTTGTGGATGAAGCAGAACCGTGAGATGTGCCCGCGCCTGCGCCGGACCCGCAGGCGGTAGAGCAGCCACCGACGCCGGGTTAGTTGTCCCGGCCCCGGCTGCACGTTGCGTGAAGCCTACGGAACAAACATAAATCGGCCCACGAGATGGGGCATCCCCGAATAAGTTGCAGGAATAAGGGGAATGCCGTAGGTTTCACGGAGCGTGCATAGGCGGCACGTTCGGCCCCGCTCCTTACACGAGAAAGCGAGGTGAAGCCATGTGACGGACTTTGATACCGGGACGCGATCGGGGATACGCGAGCGAAGGTGAATATCAGCCGCAGGGGGTTTCGGGTTCGGTCCCTGCGGACTGGCCCCAATAGCATAAGCGCCGAAAGGTGCGGGCAATGCGCCTGGAAACCAAGAGCCGGGAAGATGTCAGTTCGAGCCTGACAAGGGGCGTTGTGTGAGAGAGGAGACGACGTTGGCTGAAAACACACTGATAAGCTGGGCCACGCATACGGCGAATTTTTGGACTGGTTGCATTAAGGTGTCCGACCCCGGACTTTGCACAAACTGCTACGCCGAGACGCTTATCAACCGATTCGGCGGCAACTTCGAGCGCGACAGGCCGATGGTCAAGAAGGTTTGGAGTGACATCCCGCGCTGGCAGAAACAATCCGAGAAAACCGGCGACCGGCCCCGCGTCTTCGTGATGAGCCTGGGTGATTTCTTCGAGGCCCTGCCTGAAAACCACAAGGACTACTACGACCTCTACGAAGCGCGGAGGCGTGCTATCGACCTGATGGAGCAGACAACCGGGATAGACTACCTGGTCCTGACGAAGCGCATCTCCAACGTCCGCAAGATGGTCCCGCGCCACTGGCTGGAGATTTGGCCCTCCCACATCCGCCTCGGCATCAGCGTCGGCACGCAGAAGGACGCCGACCGGGACATACCCCGACTGTTGAAGATCGACGCGCCCAACTTCTTGAGCATGGAGCCCTTGCTGGAGAGGGTCGATATCTCATGGGCGCTTGAAAGCCACGAGTTAGGCGAACTGCCGCAGGACGAAAACGGGCACGCATCTTCGGTGTACTCGAACGCGATTGACTGGGTAATCACGGGCGGCGAGTCGGGACCGCACGCGAGGCCGATGCACCCCGATTGGGCAAGGTCTCTGCGCGACCAGTGTCAAGCGGCTGGTGTTGCTTTCCACTTCAAGCAATGGGGCCGCAATCTGCCGGAAAGTCAATGGGACAGCTTCTCCGCAGACATCAACGCGCAACGATGCGCCCGGAATAGTTACGACCTGAGCGAACGAACCATTCGCAGCGTGCGCGCCCACGGCGAACGCTTCTATCCGATGAACAAAAGTGAGACAGGCCATCTCCTCGACGGCGAAGTGTGGCAGCAGTTTCCCGAGGCGCTGACGCCGTCGCTCTTTGCCGCCACCGCCGCGACCGGGAGCGAGGGAGGGGCGTGAGCCGCCCTGTCCTACGATACCACGGCGGCAAATGGAAACTCGCTCCGTGGATCATATCGCACTTCGGCCCGCACAAGGTCTACACCGAGACGTTCGGCGGCGGTGCGTCCGTCCTGATGCGAAAGGCGCGTTCCTACGCAGAAGTTTACAACGACCTTGACGGCGAAATTTGCAATCTCTTCTGCGTTCTTCGCCACCGATCGCACGAGCTGACCCGCGCACTCGAATTGACGCCGTTCGCGCGAGATGAATACAAGCGCAGCTTTGAGATAAGCAAAGACGAACTTGAGCAGGCGCGGCGCACGGTCATTCGCTCCTACATGGGATTCGGCTCGAACTCGTTGAACCGCGACCTCAAGAGCGGTTTCCGATCGTGCAGCAACCGAAGCGGAACGACGCCCGCACACGATTGGGCGAACTTCCCGAAAGCGATTGCTGAAATAGCCGACCGGCTGAGTGGCGTCGTGATTGAGAACCAAGACGCGAAGGAAGTCATGGCGGCGCACGACAGCACAGAAACGCTCCACTACGTGGATCCGCCCTACGTTCATTCGACGCGTTCAGGAGCGATGCACGGCAACCACGGATACGCCCACGAGATGACCGACGCCGAACACGAGGCATTGGCGGCGTTCCTGTGTGGATTGGAAGGCATGGTCGTCCTAAGCGGCTATCACAGCTCGCTCTATGACCGCCTGTATCGTGACTGGAAACGCACCGACAAATCCGCACTTGGCGACGGAGCGGTAAAGCGCACTGAGGTTCTATGGTTCAACGACAGGGCAGCGACGGCGATAGCCCAGGGCAACCTATTCGACCCATAGCCTCCCTCACCCCGCCGACCCCGACGACCCCGGCGACCCCGACGACCCCGGCGGCGGTTGCGGCGAGGGTGGTGGGGACGGGGCGCAGGGAGACGAGCGGCTAGTGATTGGCGCTCTCTGATGGGTCGCTCGGGTCATGAGGCCAAGGAGCGTTCACGCTGTCGAGATATGCGAGGAGCGCCTTCTGCATGACAAGGCTTTTTGGTTCACGGCTCGACTTGGCATAGAGGTCAAGCCGCTCAAGAACATCTTCGTCGATACGGATTGTCAGTTGAACTTTGGGTGGAGTTGTGATTTTCGGCATTCGGGTCTCTCCTTTTGAGACAAAAACAGATTATACCATATAACTTAAATAGGTATTTCCTGTCTTGACTTTTCTTGGTATTACCGGGTATTATCCGTCATACAGTACGAATTGATTGGAGAAACCAATGAGCACAGAAGACCCAATCGCCCAACTGAAGAAGTTGCGCGAACCGTTCCTACCAAACCAAATCAGCAAGTTGCCGAAGGGCAACATCACTCTCGACTATGTGGGGCATGCAGCTCTAACGGATCGGTTGCTTGACGTGGACCCGCTTTGGTCCTGGGAACCGCTTGCCCTTACGCCCGAAGGTCTGCCGCTGCTCGATAGCGACGGCGGTCTGTGGATCAAATTAACAGTCTGTGGAATTACGCGCCTGGGCTACGGGGATGCGGCCGCGAAGTCTGGACCGAATGCAATGAAGGAGCGAATCGGGGACGCGCTTAGAAACGCTGGCATGAGGTTCGGGATAGCGCTCGACCTGTGGCACAAGGGCGAATTGCACGACAACGCAAATGCCGCGAAGCCCCCTGCGACGCGCACCGTCGTGCGGAACGGCCAGCGCGTCAATACAACGACCGGCGAAATCCATGACGACGAAGCCGTAAAAGCTGCTGCCGCAAAAGAAGCCGCCGAGCGTGCGGAAGCCGAGAAAGCCGAAAAGAAGCGGCGGCTCGACGAACTCAATCAAGAGTTATCTTCGCGGTTCAAGAAACTCGGCTACGACGGTGATCCTCAATATCTCGCCAAGGCGCTTTGCAAGAAGGACAAGCTGGTCGTGGTTGACATCAAGAACGCGATGATGCTCACAGACGAGGCGTGGATACACGCTCTCACGGAAGGCGGCATTAAGCGCCCGGAAGATATGCCGAAGACCAAGGCAAAGATGGTCGAGGAAGCGCCGCCGCTCGAATTGTCAGGCGACGACGATCCATTCGCAGACAAGCCGCCCGTAAGCGCCGATGCTAGCGCGCAAACCTTGGCAGCGATCGCCGGACGTTAGACCATTTCAGTATGGCTAGGCCAGAGCCATACTGTACAGACGGATGCACTCGTGGCATTCCGAGGGTGGGTGTTCGAAGCGGCTGGCCCCGCAGAGGACACCCGCCCGTTTTCATTTATTAGGTGACGATTTGAACCGCAATCAACCTTCTGAATATCGCTCTTACGCTGAATACCTGCGACACCCAAAGTTCCGTGCTGTGCGGGCAATAGTCATGGGCCGCAATGGAACTTCCTTTTCCTCACGAAATTCCCTGCCCGCTATGAAGAGTTTGCCGGTGAACTGCCAGACAACGCGTGGATCGGAACCACGGTTGACCGTCAGTGGGCCGTGCAGCGGGCAGAGAAGGCGTTCAAGAAGGTTATGGATGCAGGACACCAGGGCGTGCGCTGGCTGTCCTGCGAGCCGATGTTGGAGCGGTTGACCTTCGAGTCGCTCGACATGTTCAATTGGGTTGTGGTTGGCGGTGCGAGTCGAAGCACTCAAACACCGGAATTCAAGCCGCCGATCGAGTGGGCGTTCCATCTGTGGCAGCAGGCTCGCACGGCTAATGCCGCCTTTTACATGAAGACCAATCTTGGCGTGGATCACGGTTGCCGCATTCGAGAATATCCGTGGGAAACAGGCTCAGACCTGTAGCATAAGGACCGGGCATGGCGCGAATCCGTTCTATCAAGCCGGAGTATTGGAGTGACGCAACGATTGCGACATTCGATTACTTCACACGGCTGTTCTACATCGCTCTTTGGAACTTCGCTGATGACGAAGGCAGAGGCCGCGCATTATGCAAAGAACTTGCGGGGTTCGCGTTTCCGCTAGACGACGACCTGCCGAACTCGGAAGTCGAGCGGGCGCTTCAAACCATAGCCGCGTCTGGCAGGATTATGCTTTACGAAAGCTCGGGCGTTCGCCATTTTCAGATCATGAAGTGGGCAGATCATCAGAAGGTAGACCGGGCTTCGAAATCGCGTTTACCTGAGCCGCCAACAGACTATCGTGGAAAGTCTCGCGAGACTATCGTCGATAGTCTCACCGAACTATCTTGCAGTTCCGACCCTAGGAGTTTGGAATCTGGAGTTAGGAATTTGGAATCTGGAGGTGGGAGTGAGGAGCGCGTGGACGCGCCCGCTCACGCCCCAAGTTTCAATGACATCGAGACAGATTTGATACCGGCAGGAGCAACGCAGATTCCGAGAGGCGATCCTGGGGAACTGATTCGCGCAGCCTCTTCCCTGCTAGGCCGGGCCACAAATCTGAACTCGAATGAACGGGCCGAATGGCGAAAGCTCGCCTTAGTGCTGCTTGAGCACTACACCGTTGCGCAAATCCTGGCGGTCTTGAGGGCTGGCATTCTGCGGAAGTCGGAATGCAAGCAAAAGTACCTCTTCAGGTATCTCAAGGACGACGTGCCGGATTTCTACACGACGCCCGATGTTGCGTCGGCGCGGCAGGCTCAAAGCGCTGATGACGCTGTACGCGCCGAGCAGGAGGCGCAAGAGCGTGCGGATGCCGAACGGGAGCGAATTGCCAAATCCGAGGCCGAACTTGAAGAGCGCCGCAGAAAAGCGAAAGCCGCTGTTGTGCCGCCGCCGCCGCTGGCAGAAAGCGAGAAGCCATGTCTGCTGCAATCGCTGTAAAATCCCGATTGCCACGACCGAGGAACTTCGAATCGGACGTACGCGCCGCCGAGAGACTGAAAGAAACCAACCAGCGTATGCCGCCGCGCTTATGGGCTGCGTGGATCGGAAAATTGGCGGGACTCCAGGTCAATCATCCGTGCTACACGGCAAGCGGGGAATGCGTCGGGTTTGGAACGGACATCGGTGACGATCCGAGATTGCGCGTCGTTTCGTACCAGCGACCTTCTGAAATCACCATTGCCATTCACCGTCTGATAGGCACGCCGACCGAGATATGGACGCTAAAAGAACTCTCGGATATGGTCATGTGGCTGGACACGCAGGAGCAACGGAATTACTGCTACGAGGCGGTTGGGATGCTGGCAAGGGACGATGAGCACGAACCTCCCGGCCGCATGGTCATTCAGAAAGTCATCGGGCAGCTCGCTGTCAAGCAGACCATGCTCGACATCAACAGCGAACCGGCCAGACAGCACAGAGAGCAGATTCGCCAGTCGCCGCTACTCACGGAACCTGCCGAGAAGTTCTCTGCGGCACTTGAGCAATTAGCCAAGAACCCGCCGCACGACATCGTTAACAGCTTCTTCAACGAAGAGAGCGCTGCGTAAATTCGCATGAAATGAGGAGATGTGATGGCTGACCAAACTTTCGAGGTAAGCGGAACCGTGACAGAGCACTTAACCGCCGAGAACGCACCGGATGTGAAGACAGAACGGCAGGCGGCGGCATGGTTCCGAGCAACGCGCGGTAAGTGGCCGGATTGGGTGAACGGCGCTCGCGTCGTCGGATATTGCGTGCAGAGCGGGGAATCGGTTTTTGATGACGATCAGTATGACAGCGACTACGAAGATGGCATTCTCATTCTGACCAAAAAGAACCCCGAACACGACGAGCAGCCGTAAACCCACCACCGCCACCCACCCCCAGTGCCGCCGCGAGCGAGGCGGGATGGGATGGGACGGGGGTTGCGAGGCGGGGAAAGGAGAGAGAGGCGGTGAGGAATGAGTGATCCGTTTACGAGAATTGCAGACTACGCGATCAACGCCGAGAAGCAGATCGCCGCGCTCACGGACGCGCTGGCCGGTATGGTGCGCCTGTTTTCGTGCGACGACGATGGCGCGGTCTATGCTGTCCATCCAGAGGATATGCAGGCAGTTCGGCTGCTTGCAGACGCAGGCTTGATCGAAATCGAACGCAACGCCGAGCACGTCGTGGAGGGCTTCTGGAAGGGACCGGCAGATGCCCGCTGATCTCGACGCTTTGCAGATGGCAACCAACCGCGCCCTCAACGTCGCACGCGACCACGCGGCCCGTCGCTGGCCGGTCAACTGGAACCGCGTCTGCTGCATCGATGCGCGCGAGTGGCGCAACCAGAGCGGGGATACGGGGCTAACGGTGATCGTCGCTTACGCCGCGCCAGGGTGTGCCGCGCTATCCGAGTTTGTGGCGGGGCAGTTGAAGAATGATTTTGGGGATGTGGAAGTGGTGACGGAGTGGTGAGCACGATGACAAAAGACGAATTCCTGGCACGCGCCGAAAACGCTTGGAACATGGGGCTGATTACCCCGGAGCGCATGGACCTGATGAACCAATGGCTAGAAGTCGTTATGCGGGAAGGTCACAGTCGCGTGGCCGATCAGCGCGGCGGACAGGAGCAGTGGCGGTACGTCAAAGGCTTCTGGGACGGCGAGATGCAGCGGCTGAACCGCAGGACCGACGAGACGTTCGGGGCGTCGGGTGCTACCTTCACGCTCGCCAATGACAGCGACGGGTACGCGCTCATCGAACTCGCCGCCGTGCTGTCTCATCCGTGTCAGGCTTGTGCGGCTTCGCGGAACGCTTGGCACACGAGGCGAGCTTTTTGCAACCACAAGAAGGCGGCAGAACCATGCCAGTCTACATGAACGCGCGCGACGCGGCGAAACTGCAAGGAGGCTCGGAAGTAGCCCGGTCCCGGCAGGAATGTGCAGGCAAAACCCGTAGGCGGTTCTCCGCTTATGATTTTCCAATGAAAACGAGGATTTGAAGCATGGCACGAACAGCGATGACAGCAGAGAAGAAGGCTGCGCTCGTGGAAGCGCGAGCGCAGACGATTGAGCAGAACGGCGACCTCTACGATATCGCCTGGAAATTTACAAATGGTGAGTGCTACGTGATCCGGCGCGACGGCGCCCCACGCGGAGGGGAGGAATGAACGACGGGCCAAAATACAAACTCTTCTTTTGGGATGACGTGCTCGAAAATTACGGCACCGGTGTTATGTTCGCGATTGCCCGCGACCTGCAAGAAGCGAAGCAACTCATTCTCGCTCACATGCCTTGTGTTCCTGAGCACGAATTCGAGAAGGAATGCCAAATCATCGAAGGACCGTTCGGGTTCGCGATGTACGGGAGCGATTAGATGCCAGTCTACATGAACGCGCGCGACGCGGCGAAACTGCAAGGAGGCCCGGAAGTCACGATGAAAGCTATCAGTTTATGGCAACCGTGGGCGTCCCTGGTTGGACGCGGCAAGATGCATGAAACGCGTTCGTGGCCGACTGCCTACCGAGGCCCTATTGCCATTCACGCAGCGAAGCACTTCACGCAGGATGAACGAGACGTTTACTGCAGTGAACCGTTCAGGTCTGCTCTAAAAGAATTTTGGTTTTTCGACCAGGAGTTACCGCGTGGCGCGATTGTCGCTATTGCAAATTTAGTCGCGTGCAAACCCACGCGCGGGGCAAAAAATGAATTTGGCTCGGGACCGAAATACGCTGATTGGGTCCACATGATTTCAAAGGAAGATCGAGCGTTCGGCGACTTTACGCCAGGTCGATTCGGATGGCAGTTCGCAGACATTCGGATACTGCCACAGCCTATCCCGTACCGAGGCGCACAGGGATTGTTTGAAGTGCAACTTTGAGATCAAAAAGCAGACGAATGGCGAGCAATTCCGGGTATAATTTAGGTGTATGCAGAGGCGGTTTGGCGACCCCTCTGCGTGGACATCTACCTTCTCGTGAAAGGCGATTATCATGCGTAAGTATACCCCTGAAGCCCCGACTCCGTGTTTTGGTTCATTCACTCCTTCGTCTGTTTACACCGAGTTCCGCAAGGTTCCATACACTCCTGAGCAAGATGAAATTCTGCGCCGCATGTACCTTACCCATTCTCACTTAGAGATCGGGATGCTTATTGGTCGTGTCGAGAAATCGGTTCGCAATAGGTGTTGGGTGCTGGGACTTCGCAAGCGCAATGGCCCCTGGACAGAAGCGGAATACGAGCAGGTTCGGCAGTGGTACGCAGATCACGAAAGCGGCAAAGGTTTCTTTTTAGACGAGCTGAGTAGAATTATGCATCGTAGTAAATGCGATATTTGCGATAAAGCGGCCGCAATGGGGCTGACACGCAAGAAACGTTTCTACGGGCATAAAGAACCGCGCAAGCCAATGTTTGCAACAGAACCTGAACGTATTGCATTCCGTGCTGCTCAAATGAGACAGTGGTACTCTCTGAACAAACACCCGCGCGGATATCGCGGACACAAACATTCCGCTGACACCCGCGCCAAGATTTCCGCCCGAAGCATAGCGGCAGCGGCCAAGAAAACGCCTGAACAGAGGAGCGAAATCAACATGCGATCTGTCCAAACCAAAATTGCAAAATATGGCACTGCGGGGCCGACCATGCTTTCAAGCAATGCCTACAGCCGCACCAAAAGCGGAAAGCGTGCCGATCTTGGCGGGCAGTTCTTTCGTTCGCGATGGGAAGCCAATTACGCTCGCTACTTGCGGATGCTGGTTGAAAAAGGGCAGATCAAGTCATGGGAATTCGAGCCTAAGACATTCGTATTTGTCGGCGTTACTCGCGGCCAACTGACCTACACTCCGGACTTTCGCATCACAGAAAATGACGGATCGCAAGTTTGGCACGAAGTCAAAGGATGGATGGACGCCAAGAGCAAAGCCAAGTTGAAGCGGTTCGCTAAGTTCTTCCCCGAAGAAAAACTCATTGTAATAGCACAGCCGGAATACAAGGCCATAGCGCAATACGCTCGTCTGATCGAAGGTTGGGAAGATGAATAATGCCCTGGTAGAGATGAAGATACTGATCGACGACAGCCGCAAGCACGTCACTGCTTACACTGCGTCGATTGTCGGGCGCGAAGTCGAAAAGGATCGCGCTTGTGTTGTCGTGCTGATTGAGGAGGATATATGAGCAAGTTCATCATCCGCCCCGACAGTCACGGCCACGTAGACGACGTAGTTATCACATGCGACAGTTTTCGCATGGAACGCATGGACAAAGGCTCGTGGTGCATTGCCGTCTATCGCGGTGAAGAGCGGGTCTGCTTCAGCCTTACGAGCAGCAAGGGGAGCATTCGGGCGATCGTGACGGAGGATGATTTTGACTGCGTGGATGATACGCCGAAGAAGGCGAAGTGACCGCCGCTCCCGGCCCACCCCGCCAAGTGACCTGCCACAAGTGCGGCAGGATTGACGTGAACCACGAGTGGGACGGGCAGACGGTTGAGGAGGGAGGAACGGGCGATGGCGAAGGTTAGCCCCAAATTCGTAAACTGCTTATCTTGTATCGTCGAAATTATAGACGATGCGAACAAACCGCGCAGGATACGGGAATACAAGGTTCGGCGGGAAGCGTTCTTGGCCGACCTGTCCCCGTCCGAACGCCGCGCCGTCGCTAAGATCGAAGTGGCGATTGCTGAACTGAGCGAGGAAGCAGACGATGGACGCTAAAAAAGCGACGGGAGTACGGCTAGTATCCGTGCTGCTGGTCGTCCTGCTCGGGTTCAACCTTGTCTTAGGGTATCAGTCAGAGCAGCGCCGGATAAACCGGCAACTCATCGCCCTGGCCGCCGGCCAGGACGCTCTCATCAACCAGTGCGACCGTATCCAGGCGGAACTGCGGAGGCATGAGGCGGTTGCCGGGAAAAAGAGGGCGGCAGAAGATGGCGGACGCTAAGAGGGTGCTGAAGTGGCTCAAGAGGGCCGAAGAGCGACGTTGGTACGGCGATGGTTATGATCGCCCGTGCTGCGGGTTTCATTATCGATTGGGGCAAGATGTGACGCATTCACCCACGTGCGAACTCGGCGCCTTAATCGCCGAATATGAGCACGAAGCTGCGACTACCGGCTGGCAATCCACCGTCGGCATGTTCACGGGTGACACCGCAATGATGGAGATTTCCGAGGCGACGCGGAAGGTCCGGGAGGATCATTGGGTAGATGGTTCGGGCGGATGGAGGCCGGGATCGGAGCTGGCGCGACCTCCCGCCGCTGCCGCCGACCGGGAAGGAGCCGAAGCCGTGAGCAACAAGCCAACATGGTTCCAGAAGCAACTCGACGCCGCCAGCGCACGCGCCGACAAACTGCCCGATTGGGCGAAGAAGGAGGCGGGGCTGCCGGTAACGGAGCCAATCGACCTCGCCGTTGAGTGCGGGCGGCTACGGAAGGGCATCGACCGGATCGCGCGAAAATGCGAGCACTCACATCATCCTGGCGTCCACGTGACGGGAGCGGAGCTGCGAGCGTTGATTGCCGAGCCGGAAATGCCGGTGGCTGTCCGGGCGGCGATGGAGGCGGAAGCGGAAGCGAAGGAGGAGGGCGGTGAAACTGAAACCTGAAAAATATACGCTTGTACCGCTGCCTGATGGCCGATGGAAGTGCCACGAGAACCAGATGCGCAGTTCATGGAGCTACGGCGCAACGCCAAACGAAGCGATTGAAAACGCTCGTGTGTGCTTCGAGAATTTCAAAGCATTCTGCGCACGGATGGAAGAATTGTATCCGAGCCTGAGCGATAAGGCGAGCAACCAATGACCTTCCCCGCGCACCCGCCGCTGCTTCTATGGCCAATGCCGCAGAGACAGGCGAGGCGGGCGGTCCGGGGGAACTCGGATACGAAGAGGAGGAGAGAGATGAGCAATAATCTGGAAGTCAAAGCAACGCTTGATGGGCCATCAGTAACCGAGGCGATAACGAAGGCGATTCTCGACAGCGTTCTCGGTCAAGAGATCGAGAAGGAAGTCAAGAGTTATGTCAGCAAGTTGCACAATTCGTACAACAGTCCGCTTGAGTCTACGGTTAAGCGCATCGTGGATGAAGAGTTGTACAAGGTCATCACAATGGACTACATGGACCAAATCCGAGCCGTCATTCGCGAGAAGGTAGACGAGAAGATGGTCAGTATTATCGTAGAAAAAGCGTGGGAATCGTTCGAAAAAAGGTGGTAGCGGATTAGGGCACTACCGCGCCGCAATCAAATCCATCTGCCCGTACGTCAAGACGCCTCAACCTCCACCAGCCGCGCATACCCGTCGGTAGCAGTATTTACCACCAGCCGGAACTTGCTGCTCGTAAAGGAGGCAAACGTCACCGTGCGCTTCACGAGCCGGTTGCCGGTCACGCTTGCAAGCGTCTGCCACTTGCTGCCGTCCCACCCGAGCACATCGAACGCGGTGACCCCGTACAGGCTGAACGTCGTCGCATCGGTCGGCTCGATCGGCGACGCGAGGTTATCTTGCAGCGTCGTGACGGTGAACTGAGAGAACGCGACAGGCTGTGGGAAGTCGAATTCCACCCACTTCGGAAACACTCCCTGCTGGCCGTCGTTCCACCCGCCGCCCGGCGCACCTTTGCCCCAGTTCGCCCCCTTGTGATCCCCGTCCACAAGGTTCGAAAGCGGGAACATGCCCGACAGGTACGTGCTGGACGCGGACATGGAAGCAGAGGCGAGGGCGTTGCCGGGCAGCGGAGCAGGCCCGACAGTTTGCAGGGCGGGCACAGCCGCAATCACCTGCGTCTTGAACGCCTCCATCTCAGCCTTGAACGCAAGGAAATCTGCCTGGCTCATATCGTCTCCTATCATCCGACGGAGCGTTCCGTCACCGATTCCGGTCGCAAGCGACTGCGAGTATTGCGTATGGGCGCGCTGGACGATCTTTCCGATCGGCGTCTGCTCGTCCCAACCGGACAGCGTTCCGCCGCCCCATGCGTTGTACCAGACGAACTGCGAGCCACCGGCGAGCGCCGCCCGCATCAGCGGCCAAACGTCCCACTGCCACGCCCACGAGCAGAACAGCATCAGGGCGCATGTCTGCACCTTCCCACTCGCGAAGTCGTGCTCGCTCCCGATGTTGTACTCCCCGATCCCGCCGTCGTCTCCGCCGCGGCTAATCCCTCCGTCGAACAGTGCCCCTGCGAGGAACGACTTCCCGGCGTTCACCGTGAACCAGTGGTACGCGTCATCGACATTCGTGAAGTCGAGGTTGTCGATCGCGCCGCCGACCACATCGGTAAGGTCCGCCGTCAGTTTGTTCGTCAATCCAGCGAACAAGTAGTCGAGGTAGCACACGAGCGCGGCGCGTGGGCTGTAGGAATAGGCTCCGGTTCGGTAGTCGTGGTTACGATCGAGGTAGGCGTCGATGGCGGCTCCGGGGTCCGGGACAACATTGCTCATATCGTCGAAGTAGACGCGGCTGACCGATCGGACGGCGGCTGTCGGCCAGAATCCCCACGCGCCGTTGACGCCCTCGAAGTGATCCGTGGCAGAATTGAAGCCCCAGCCGTCGAGAGTGTCGGTGGCGTAGACGCAATCGATCGATCCAGCGCGTTCGATGTGTCCATCCGGGTCCCAGGTGACGGACGGAATAGCGACCTTCCCCCATATCTGAACGTGGTCGGGGGCCAGCGCGTGAATGCGGGCGGCTACGTCGGTGACGGAGACAGAGGCGTCAAGGGTGATCTGCGTGATAGAATGCCCTTCGTTTCTCGCGTCCTGCGCCCAGCGGAACAATCGCGTCGAGTTGCGTGCCTGGGTTGCGGTTTCTGTGATGGAGAGAATGTTCAACCCAGTCTCCACCCGCCGCCGTCACCGTTACTTAGATCACCGTCCGCCGACATGCCCGCGATTGTCGCCGCCGCAAGCTGCTTCAAATTCCAGTCGAGGTATTTGCGCGACCCACTCCAGCCGCCGCTCTGAGCGAGCCACGTCCAAGATACGTACCCTGCGCTCTTAAGCCCCGCACAGACCGCCCCAGAGCCGTAGACGCCCACATTGTAGGTGTCCTTGCCAATCTGCCCGTGACGTTGCAGGCTATCCCTCACGCCCTTGAAGTAATCGACCACCGTCGCCGCCGGAACGTCGCAATCGACCGCGAAGTAGATCGGTGCGCTGAACGGCTGGCCGATGTGCTGCGCGAACGCGAACGCGGCGGCTCCGTCGAGGATGCCTTGCTGGTAGGTGAAGAAGGAGGCATGGTCGCCGGCACTCTCCCAGACGGTCACTACCGCGAGGAGGGCTTTCGAGAGTGCCTGCACTTCTGCGATCGTCATGTTCTTCCATGCGCTGTGGCTGATGTACCTCGCGACAAAACTATAGCCGAGACTCTTGATCTCGGCTATGTGGGGCGTGCAATTCTGCGTAGTATCAAGACCTTTGTTTGTCATCAGTGAGAAATCCCAAGCACCTGCCGCCCCACCAGCCAACAGAACACGATCATCGCGATGACGGTGAGCAGGGTTACAATCTCTTTCAGGCGGTCCATAAGGCGGTATCTGTGTGCAGCGTCAGTACAGCGCTCGACACGAAATCGAGCGTTATTACGAGAAGTCGGGGGCCAAATAACAGAAAAGCCTCGCTCCGATGAGGGAACGAGGCTGCTCGGCAAGTTACTCGGAAATTACTCGGAAGTTACTCGGAAGTTACTCGGAAGGTTTTTGATCTCTGCGGGCCGGTCGCTTAATCCGGCTCAGACTGCCCGATTTGTCCGCGCCCGGTGGTTGACTAAACTCCGGTTCGTCGGGTGCCTGTAAGTATAGGTAGTCACTCCTATACCCTGTCTTCCTGGAGTGAGCGTGTCGATTAAAGGGAGCCAGCCTTCGTTGCCCTTCCACGCCGCCGCAGAGATCAAACCGGTTTTCACTGCCGAACCATCCCAAGGGCAGGTAAAGGGTTCCTGTTGGCCGCGACTTTCGTCTCGCACCCTCCACGTCAGGCATCTTTCAGCGACAGTGAAATCGGTAGAGGCATATAGGGAGCCTAACGCTTCACACGGCATGAAGCCGAGTTTCATGCCTCTATAATGGCGGCGCGATTCGAACGCGCACTGTGCAGGGTTTAAGCCTGCTGTCTCCTGCCGTTGGACTACGCCATCGAAGCGCAGTCACCTCCGACACGGGTAAGGCGAAAGAGGTGACTGCTTGTGCGAGGTGGTATGGATGGAACTGTAGGTTAAACGCAAATCGTCCGAATCCGACTCGGAAAATCTAGGTCCTAGACAGCCCACCACGACTCACATATCTATTATACCCCACCAGTCACCTGCTCACCGTCCGCAGTCCGCTTCCCGCCCAACCGCCCAACCGCCCCAGCAACTCCTCCTCGCCCAGCCGCTCGGCGTCGGCGGCTATCTGGCGGTCCCAGGCGTCCTGATCGGCCTGCAACTCAGCACGCGCTTCGGCGAGTAGATTCGGGTATTCCGGGTCGTCTTTGTAGCGGCGGCTGACGAGTTTGGCGGCAGGGCAGGTAATGGCTGTTGTGGGTCCGTATCAATCGGCGGCGTCAATAGTGATTATCGATTTCTGTTAAATTGACCAGAATGCTTGTCGAGTAGTCTACTAATTTTGATCTCAAATCAGGTATAATTTAGCAGACAAAACAAAAGCCCCCGCGACGGCTGGAACCGTCCGGGAGCGTGACACCGAAAGGGTAATTTCGATGTGTAAGAAGTTTACCTCAACCCAGAACCACAGTCGCACGTGCTTGAATTGTGCCCAACCACTCAAACGCGGCAGTATAAAATATTGCTCAAAAATCTGCCACGATGCTGCTCAAACAATCAATCCCGTTGTGAATTTCTGGAACCATGTAAGCAAATCCAACATGTGTTGGATTTGGACAGGTTCATTAACAAGACAAAACGGTTATGGCAATTTTGCGTACCGCACGAACGGAAAACGCACGTATTGCAATGCTCATCGGTATTCTTGGGAGATACATTTCGGGTGCGTGCCTGCTGGAGTGTGCGTTTTACATAGATGCGATAATCCGCAATGTGTAAATCCTGACCACCTGTTTCTTGGCACGCATAGAGATAATTCGCAAGACATGGTTTCTAAAGGACGACAAGCGTTTGGTGACAGGCATGGCTCCCACATTCAACCTGAAACTGTTCAGCGTGGGGAAGATAACGGCAACTCCAAACTTACGCCTGAAATTGTACTTGAAATTCGTCGCCTGTATTTGATCGAAAAAGTCAAATCACTGGTGATTGCCAACAAATTCAATATCTCCCAAGTTACCGTGACAAATATTGCACATCGCCGATCTTGGCAACATGTTTAGTCTGTATCCGTAACCGGTGGGGGGCTGACAACCTCCGTTTTCGTCACACTCTGCACGCTCTGAGGTTGCAGGCTCTCCTGTGGCACGAGCACACCGAGCAATACCAAAAGAAGGTGCTCTATGATCGGCGGTACGGGCTGCTTCGCTACACCGAGCGCGATTTCCGCAACGACGCAGAGGGCCATGATGATTACGAGCGGGTTGAACTTCATGGCGCGGCCGGCTCCTGCCCGGTTTGCGGAGGGTCCGGCGTCGTGGTCGGCAGTACCGGCGATTGCGGGACGAGCGGCAGAGGTGCGCCAATTGCCGTAGTGTCTTGTCCGACATCCATTGGCTGATAGTTGCCGCTTGACGTGTAGGTGATCAGCGGCACGAACAGTCCCGCGAGATCGGAGTACAGTTCTCGCGCTTCGTCGATCGGCAACGTGATCGTCGTGCCGTCGCGGAGGGTTTTGGTGATGCTGATGTTGCTCATGCTATAATCCACCTATGGAAACAAACTTGGATGGTTGGCTAATCACCGACGCTATCGCCCACCTGCTAAAACTCGCAGCCCCGCCTTCAGACTGCCCACAGAAGCCCGTAGAAGCCACGCACAGCGTCGATGCGGACGAGGGTGGGTATTGGGGCTTCTGTGACGTGTGCGGTCATACGTGGCAGTTTTGCGAGTGTCCTGACTAGGGCTTGCCGTACTTAGCCTCAGCCGCCTGCATCATCGCTCTGGATTTCTGAAACGGATCTCCGCCGCCCTCGATGGTCTTCACGACATCCCCGCGTATCACGCCCGCCTCGTCCGCCGCCTCCGAGAGCCACTGCATCGCAATCGCCTTGAGCGTCGCCACTTCATCGGGCTTGTCGTGGCCGACCGCGAAGACGAGCATTCGCGCGAAGTCGGCACTGTACTGCAAGCCGCGCTCCACACCCTTTTCTACTCCGGGGACGATGCCGCCGAGTAGGGAACCGAAATCGAATGCCATTGTTAGCCTCCCTTTCCGCCGAACACCGCGTACCCGAGAATACACAAATCAATGACAACCAACATGAACGCCCCGTTGTGGTACAGCGGGCGGTTCGCCTCCGGTGCAAAGTTGACGCCGAGTGCTGCTAAAATCAAGAGCAGTGTAGAAACGATAAAGACGACTGTCAGTAACATCTCGATTACTCCTTCCTCCTACCCAATCACATCGCTCTCCGGGTGCAGCAAATTCATCTGCCGCCGCAGGCTCTCGCACTCTCCAGCCAACCTGCGGTTCTCGTTGCGTAGGTTGGCGAACTCGGTGTCCCGGTCTTTCATCGCGGCGCGCAGGTCGGCGTTCTCGGTCATCAGCCGCGCGTTCTGTTCCTGTACGGCGACAATCTCCCGCCGCGCCGCCAGCGTCTCGTTGCGCGACGTGTTTAACTCCGATTCGATGCCGCGAAACTTCTGGCTGAATTCTGCTTCCATGCTGCGCATCGTGTTTTCAACCGTGTCGAACCGCTCAACCGCCTTCAGTTCGCGATCCTGCGCGAGCCGCTTGTCGGTGTCCTTGCTTTCGAGTATCTTGCTGAGAAGCGAATAGCGGCTTGTCACGAACGCGGCGATGACTGCGCCGGAAACGGTGACGATCGCGAGGAACGCCGCAAAAAACGTGGGGAAGTTCCAGCCGGGAGTAAAGGTGGGCATAGGCTGTTTTCCTCGTAAGGTCAGGGTGCCATCCATAGCCGTAAATCTCCGTCCTGAGAAATCTAATGGCAGGGATAGATGCGCCGGGCAGGTGGAAAACTCGTTGTCAGTCCTTAATCAGAACGCCGACCGTCGGCGTCTCAGTGTCGTCGTCCCAGTGCGCCTTAAATTTCAGGTAGTACCATTGGCCGGAAATCAACCCGAGCGTGGTTGGGTCGAAGTCCTCGAAACTCACGTACCACGTCGTATCAGCCGCCGTCGTGCCCGCCTGATTGACAAACCCGCCGGTTGCATCCGTGATCGGCGGCGTCCCAGCAGGCGCGTTGCTGCCGTCCACGAGCGAGCAGGTGACGGCGGTGATGGTGGTCGCCTCTCGGAACGTGATCGTCGCCGCCACGTCTTTGACGCTGCCCTGCCGTCGCGTGATGAGACTGTCTGCTTGGATCATTCGGCACTCCCGTACACTGGTTCGGCTGGTCCTGCGCTGTAGACGGCATCGGCGGGGCCGTCGCTGTACTTGGCGGGGTTGTACGGCGGTGTGGCAACCAGCCGAACGTTCTTCCGTAGCAACGCCAGCGCTGCCGCGCCTGCCGCGTTTAGGTGAACGCCGTCGCCGCTGTTGTACGCGCTCAAAAGATCATCGTTCTGCCCGGTCGATGTTCGGTTCTGTCCAAACGCCGACCAGCAGGACACCACTCGCACGTTACTCTTGCCACTCGCCCATGACGCCAGCGCAGTATTCCACGAGCGAACCGCCGCTGCCTGAGTATCGTTGAAGTTGCTGTCCGGTAGCACCTCATCAATGAAGATCGGATTGACCGTGCCCCACAGCGTCCGGATGCTGTCGAGGTCCGCCTGGATCGCCGCGTTCGATCGTCCGCCCGCGATGTCATTCACCACGCAGTGTATCCAAAGCTCGGTTGCGCCGCAGGCAACGGAACCGTGCATTCCAGTTCCACTCAGGATCGCAGGGACGCCCGTCGAGAGTACCCATGCGAGGGTTTGCGACCCATTCGCAAAATCCTGGTAGTTCCACGAGCCGCCGATCAGCGGCTTCATGTTGTAGCCAAGTTCGCAAAGAGGCGCACCGTCTGAGCCGACGGCCGGACCGGTTCCATCGAAGTAGGAAGTGAATGTTCCTCCGTGACCAACCTCGATCGAATCGCCGGTCATTGCGGCGGTCGGCTGCGCTCCGAAGAATTCCAGATCGAGCGCAAAATTGGCGACCGTGTTGGGGAAGTTTACATTCGTGCCGCCCGGACTGCCCGCCACCCAGGGTATGTTGTTCCCCGAGGAGGCAGCGACCGAGATATCTGTAAAGGCAGCCCCGCCGCCATCAATGTCGACCCACACCCCGCACACGTCGCCCACTCGAACGCCGGTAATTGGCGTCGTAAGCGTGCGAGTCTGATTGCTGCCTGTAATTGGCGTGAAGGCTTCTGAAGCGCCCACGAAGTCGTAATTCGATCCGTTGACACGATAAACAACGAATTGCATTCCGTTGGTTGTGCCCGCAGTGACGCACCGATACGAGACGGCAGTAATGCTCCCAGCCTGAAGCATCCGATCCGTGACAATCCCGTCGAGGAAGACTCTCCCTCCGGCTCCGCCCGCCAACTGACTGCTGTTTACGAAATTACCGGAGCCGAAACCGCCCCATGAAGCGTTACTCATAGATGTATGTGTTATCCGAATCCTGAGATTTGCTGGTTTGAGACTCGCAGTTGGATGAGCGCAACTAGCAAGAGAAAAAGCGAGCAGTATAGCGAGCACGTATCGCATGTGTCAACACCTCCGATGAGATGTTCGGCACAATTTATGCCTAGCCCTAATCAACAGGAAGCAGTAGCCCCGCCACCCTCCTCCTCGCCCTCTGGCACGCCCTCCACCTGCCGGGCGAGGACGCGGTCGCCAACGTCGTCGGGGGCGTGCTGCTGACGGTCGGGTTTGCGTGTTACCGGCCGTGGCGGGGGCCGAGGGGATGGTGACAAACAAAAAGAGCCGGGATCGCTCCCAACTCAAGAAACGCTCAATACTTTCCTGCACAATCACCAGGCGAGCGGTATCTACCCTCTATGCCCAACTGCGTGACCGCCATCATCCTGCTGCTCATCGCCGCCGCGCTTATCATCTCCGACCTGCGCGACCGATGGCGTCTGCGCCGGCAGCTCCGGCAGCAGGAGCGCGAGTGGGCCGAGCAGGATCACCGCGCGCTGGTGAGAGCCAGCGAGGATGAGGACGGCCTGCTGAGGCCCAAGTAGCTATCCCACGCTGCCGTAAGCCCGTGTCGGCCCGAGCTGCAGCTGCGTCAGCTGCAAGACCGGCGTATTCCCGATCCACGCATCAAAACCGTCCGTCCGGGCCGTATCATCCCTCAATTTGTCGAACCAGCACACACTGTCCAGCCGGTCCAGGTTGTTGAACAGGTCCACCCACACCGTTCCCGCCACGATAGGGCTGACATTGACGGTGATCGTTACCCAACCTGCCCCGCTCGCCGCCGTGCCGGTCACATCAGCCCGAATGCCAGCATCCCCATTGGCGCGAACGACCATCGTAGGCCGAGGACTGAGGTTGAGCGGCTGGTACACGTCCACCGAGAGAGTTCGCGCTCCGGCAGCGAAGGTCCATGCGATCCGGCAGACGCCGCGTAACTGCATCTTCATCGATGGCGCAACGGGACTGCCTACCGTTGCGTCCCGCGAGACCACGCAGATCGGTCGTCCGTCGCAGCCTGCCGCACCCCGGAACATGCCCGGAGAAGAGATCGTCGCCCCAGGCTGCGCATAGGAGTACCTGCCCGTCGCATGTCCGCCCTGGCGGTAAGTCCATGATTGCGAAAGACCCCCAGGATACGCCTGCCCGGAATGTTTTGCGATCGCGCCTAAATCTGTCATCTTACGAACTCGTCAGCCAGGTGTTCGAGGTCTCTATGGCCATCCACCCGGGGCTGGAGCTTCCGCCAACGCCGCTGATAACCATAAAAGAGCGCGACACCCCGTCCACAACCCCGCTAAAGGTAGTCCCGTCTGGGACCGACGCAACATACGTGAACTGGCTGTGGCAGATCGCCCACACGCCTCTCAGGTAGGCACGGCGGCCCGCAGTCGGAGGCGTTGTGTTATCGTAGATGCAGAGCTTGCACACGTAAAGGCCGCCGTCGAGATTGTTCGGGTAAACCATCGCGCCTGAGAAAGCCGAGCTGTTCATAGCAATGGAGTCTGCGGGCGTTTTGATTACCGGTACAGAGCCTCCTAGGCCCGTATACCCGCGATCCATATAATGCCCGGAAGTTGTGGTCGTCATAGTAGTCGCAAGAACACCAAAACAGTCCGTGCTGGAGAGAATGACGGTGCTATTCTCTGTTGTCCGCCCAATAATTATGTTGCGGTACGAGTCCCCATTCGCGACCGAGCACGCGTCTCCGAAATGGAAGTTTGTGGCGTTCCCCGCACTGTCACCGGAAAAGATCATGAGCGTGAACGTTTTATCGTCCGCGATCACCCTCCAGACCCTCGTTGTGGAGGTCGCAGCGGCGCTCTTGCGCACGATAATGCCCGCGGCAAACTGCGCCGCCGTAGGATAGGCCTGCGTGCCCGTCCCGACCGCGCTCATCGTCTCGTAGCCGCGAAGTCGAGCTTCCTGAGTCGTCGCAGCCCCGGGCCCGGTGTCGTCCACGTCCAGGTATTGCAGGATGCCGCCGCCCTGCTTATACGCCCGCTTGTTGCTCGCGGTGTATGCCTCCAGCCAGCCGAGCACGGTTATCGAAGCAGCCTGCGGGTTCGTCGTTGGATTGGCTGAAGCCCGCACGCGCACCCAGTATTGCGTCACCGAGTTGACGGCCTTCGTCGCCCAGTCGGAAGGAGCGGTCCAGGTCAAAGTGCCACTCGCCGTCAACCCAGAAGTTCCATCGGAAACCGTCAGCGTCGTCCAGGCCGAGCCGTTCCAATACTCCCAGACGATGGTTCCGCCCACGCCCAGCGTGTTCAGATTGATCGTCACCTGCGAGAACTTATTGGTCATGCCAATGTAAGTTCGATCGCCGCTTGCTGGCGTTGGAAACAGCTTGAACTGCGTTCCGCCGTCGAGCCTGGCTTCCGTTGTGTTGTCCGTGAAGCTGACATCGTCCGCCGTCGAGAAGACAGAGTTAACGACCAGGCACGAGCTGAGCACGTTGATCAGCGCCCCGGCAAGGCCGGTCATCGATTGAGCGCCGCTGTCGGTCGACTGAAACAGGATGGGTGCTGCCATCTCTCTCCTAGCTCTTTAGCATATCAAGCTGTACTTCAACCCGAGTCGCAGCCGCGCAAGCCGGTAGGTTGAACTCGATCCAATCGCCCGCGCTCACGCTCGTCGTCCAGCCTGTCAGCGTGGTGAAAGCGCCCTTGGTGGAAGCGCTCACGTTCGGCGGCGCGCTCGCGCTGATCTTGTCACCGCTGCCTGGATGCGTTGCTCCACCATCATATTGGCTTTGAGTGCACTTCCTGATCTCAATCGAGATCGTGTCCGCAGCGTCTGCCCCTACGACCCAACCGGTGATTGTCCCGGCATAATTGCACCGGATAAAAAAGCGCGTCGCCGCGCACGCAGAACCGCCGCCGTCGAAGACGGCCATAACACAGCCAATCGCCTGATTCGCAGTCGCGCCGCCGAGTGGAAACGATGTGAAATTGATCGCGTCCGTCCCGATGACCGGCGTATCGGTGGTGCAGCTCCACGCTTTCCCCGCGTTGCTGGTGCCCGAGACCACGAAGATCAGCCGCTTGCTGAACTCGTTGTCATACTGCATGTCCTGAGCGCGGGTCAGCACGAAAGTGTGCGAGCCATCGCCCACCGTGGTCATCACGTACAGGCCGTTTTGTGCCGGAGCCGCCTGGTCTTTCACCAGGATCCTGCCGCGAATACCCATCGTCACGCCGTCGATCACCAGCGCGCCGTTGCTCGCGGCCGTCAGCGTGGCGCCCACGCCTGAGCTGCCATTGCTGTAGGTGCAGCTCGGCAGCGCGGCGGTCGTCGCCACTCCCGCGGTGGTAGCCATCAGGCCGGTCGCGTTATTGTTCAGGATCGCGAGCGTCACGGCATCCTGCAGGGAGGCCGGGTCCGCCAGGTTCGTCAGCTTGTGCGATCCTAGCGACTGGTCGCCAGTGAACGGCTTCGTGCCGTCCTGGTGAATAAACGCGTCCGGCAGCGTCGCCAGCAGTTGAGACGGCGACCTGCTCCCCCACACGCCGCTCACGCTCTGGATAACGTTGTTGTGCATCGCGGACAGGCTGCTGATCGTGTCGAGCGCGCCGCTGTAGTTCGGAGCGTAGTAATCGACGCCGCGAACCGCGATCGAAACCGATGCGACCCCGCCGCTCACATCCTGCCGAAGAATGCCGCTCGTCAATGCACCCAGGTTGACTTCGTTCGTCAGGCCCGCTTCGGCTTGCGTCGTCACAAACCGCGCCGTCGAAGGTGCGCCGCCTGCTGATCCACCTCCGCTGCTGGCAGTTTCCCAGTCGGCGTTGAAGTCGGCGGCGTCGATTTTCGTCACGACCTGGCCCGCAAGCCCGCTCGGAGGGAGACCGCCTTGCTTTGGTGCGACTTTGGTGGTTGACATCGTTTATGAAAGCGCGTGGAGCGCCGTCGTCTCCTCGGGCACGTACACCAGGCTGTCGCCGAGGGTCGGCGTGAGCGGGAACAGACTGTCGAACGTCTTGGATTGCAGCGTTCCATCCGAAATCGCAATCCGCAGGAGCGAACTACGCGCAATGAGCACGTAGCCGTCGTTACCGATAACCGGAGCCATTGCATGAGCGTTGCCTATCCGCTCACTGGTGTCGGTGTGTGTGTAAATCCAGTTCTCTGCGCCCGTCGCGGCGTCCAGGCAAACGCAGCAATCATTGCTGCTCGTGCCGTTAATCGGCACCACAACCACGCCTGCGCCAACGCTCAATCCTTCGCTGAACTCCTGCTGCGCCATGTGCGTCTTGTAGTATTTCCAGACAAAGGAGCCGGTCGCAGCGTCCAGGCAGACGACGCAGTATCCCGGCGGATTGCTGCTGTCTCCAGCAGTCAGGAAGTAGAGATTGCCCCCTGAAATCGAAGGCGCGTATATTTCGTTACCAGAGAAGCCACCCGTCCACGACGAGCCGTCAGATGTCCATGTGACTGCTCCCGTCGCCGCATTGTGCTTGATAACGGCCTGGTTAGAGCCGTTCATCACGAGATACACAGAACCTGAACTGTAGAGGAACCAGTTAAACTGATAGACGGTTTGCGGCCCATCCCATATCGCGCCGGGATCGCTGTCCCACGAGTGGTGAACGGTCCCGTTCGAAGCGTTGAGTGCGACGATCCAGCCGTTGCCGGTCGAGTTGTTGCTGATCGCACAATAGATAAACCCGTCATCGCCAACACTCGCGGAAAGTGCGAGCACGGAGTCCGGTGATGGATCGTAATTCCAGAGCAAGTTTAGATCAAGATCATAAGCGTCTACCCCACCGTTGCTCGGGTTGTCCCGCACGATGATGATGGTGTTGCCAACCGTAGTCAGCGGCTGCGGGTTCAGGTTGAAAGACGATAGGTCTAGGATCGCCCGCTGCGTTCCGTCCGGGTTTATCGTCACCATGTTCAGGTTGTTGTCGAGGATCACCAGCGATCCGTTATCGGTCTGCACGGCGGGCGATCCGAAGCCCGCGCTCCCGTAAGACCAGCACTCAGTCCCAACGTCCGTCGCTGCGTCTCGGAAACTAGCCAGCGCCGCCGTTCCGCCGAACATAAACCATCCGCCGGTTGTATCATCCGTACACCCGCCACCGCCGCCGCCGCCACCCCCGCCAGTTGTCTGCGCCACCGTGAGCCGCCCGTTCTTTTTGTAAGTGACGACCAGCTTGTCAGTCGCATCAGGCGCAACTACAAAGGTTATTGTCTCGCTCGAAATTGTGTAATCATCGCCGCCTGCCTGCTGCAGCAATCCATTCAGAAACACATGATCGGAGCCGGTCACCGGCACATACGTGAGCGTGAACACCTTATTCGAACTGTTCTTACTGCCGCTCGGTGCTTCTTTGAATATCCATCCGTCATCGACCGAGACGACCTGCCCGGAGTTGCCTCCTCCGATCTGTCCACCGCCGCCGATGAACATGCTGTAGGCGCTGCTGCTCGTGCGCTCAATCGAAACGACATCGTTGAAACTCGGCGGCGATTGCGGCGTAAACGGAACGTCGGTCATGTAGACCGGATTGCCGTTATTATCGACCATCCCGACATCGAGGATCGCCGTATTGGTCGTCGCGTTGACCGAAACGACGCGACCGCTCTGGATAGAACGGTCGCGTCGCGCTCGAAGCCCGTAATCCTCTGTGTTGCGAACTAAGTTTCCCGGCATGGCTATATATTTTCCTGCCCTATGTCGGGTACAATACTCATATCAGCGGAATAGGAGTATTTATGCAAATCACAGAGTTCGTAGAGATGCTTTGTCGCGAAATCAAAAAGATCGGATCGCAGAAAAAAGCCGCTCAGGAGTGGGGCATTTCAACCCAATACCTGAACGACGTTATTCGGTATCGACGCGAGCCGGGCCGCAAGATACTCGACGAATTCGGAATGTATAAATCTGTCACCTACGAGATGAAAAATATCTCTGGCGTCGGATTTGCGCATGAAACCTTGCCCGAACACATCAATCAGAATTTCGAATATTCGCCAAGCACCGACCTTACACCTTACATCATCCGTGAAGATGCACTGGAGGATGAAGTATGAATTCTGCGCAGGAGCAATTGGACTTGTTCGGGCAAATCCCTGTTACCGAGTTCTGTCACAAATGTAAACGCGACAAACCATTGTCGGATTTTCACAAATGCCGATGGCGTAAACATGGTGTTCATTGGTGGTGCAAGGAATGCAGACGCACTCACGAAAAGAACTTGTATAGGAAGCCCCCAAAGACTAGCATCAGATGGACACCGCCGCCAACCGACACAGAAAAAATGTGTTCTAAATGCCGAGCATGGAAACCGTTTGATGCTTTTCGCCCACGGTCTGATCGTCCTACCAGGATGAACTCAGAGTGCCGTGTGTGCGAAGATGAATATCGTCTTCGATCTCGTCGTGAGCGGCGGCAAAAAGTAATCGAGCACTACGGCGGCAAATGCGTTTATTGTGAAGAAGACCGTCTGGAGTACCTGGAAATGGACCATGTAAACAATGACGGCAAATTCCACAGAATGCGCAATAGCGATAAAGGGAATGCAAGTGAAATTTGCGGTTGGCTTATTAAGCATAACTTCCCAAACAATTTTCAAATTTTGTGTACCAAGTGCAACCTTGCAAAGTCTAGGTTTTCCGGCGAGATGCCACCACTTTTTAAGCAAGTGGGCAGCCTTGCATGGAAACAGGCAATCCATTGGCTTGTTAGTCAAATGGGCGGTCGCGATGCTGTTTTGGCAGAAGTTCAAAGTTTGTCTTCTACATAATAATGCACGAATCGGCATTTCCGGGTGTCCACTGTCGTGCCCTTGTTCTCATGCTGTTCCATATTCTGAACCATATTCTTAATCCTGAAAGATTAGTCGTCGTTCTTAAAGTGAAGACAAAATTTAATTGGCCGTCATCAACATTATTCCACTGTTTCGAGGCTAAAATTCTGTCCGGTGCCCACCAATTCCAGATGTCGTCGTGCAGCGGCCATGAAGCAACCCTGTTGTCGGGGTTCGTCGGTTCCGAAGCACTCACCGCCGCTCCGACGTAACTCTGCGTGAAGCCGCAGCTCGGCGCGGTCCAGAGACCGAGGAATTGGTAGGTGTAATACCCTTGCGCGTCGGGACCGGCGGAAATAATGTTGTCAACCGTAAAATCGGTGATCGTGTAACACGTGATGCTCTGGCTGAAAGAGCCAGGCGTCGCCGTCAGGATTGCGCTCGGCAGCGACTCGTTCCCATCTGCATCCACTGAAGTTACGTACACCCACACCTGCACCCCGGCGGTCAGCGGGCCGAGGATGGACGCGCCGGATGCCGGGTCTGCGACTTTATAGAACGCAAAACCGCTGTTCTCGCTCGTCGAGGAAAGATAGACATTCACGTGATCGACGGTCGGGTCGGTGATGAAATCGAAAAGCGCGGTCAGTTCTGTTGGGTCGCCGCCGACGATATTTAAATCCGTCAGGTTGGGAGCCGTCGCCGCCTGCGTCACGTACGGGATGAACTCGCCCTTCGCGAGCCACTGCCCGTAGGTGATGCTATGCGTGATCGCTACGAGCGACCACAGTTCCTGTAGCCTCTCTTTACCAGTCGCACTCGAAGCCCGAGCATAGAGATTGGGGCGCGCAGGTGCTCGGAACCCGAATATCTGCTTGATGCGCGTCTCGAATGTCGGGCGAATTCCGGCGCTTAAAGTCTCCAGGTTCCACGCGTAATCGCGCAGGAAGTGGTCGGCAACTTTCTCTCGCAGCGGGATCGTGCTCGCAAGCGGGTTGGTGATCCGTGTCGTCCGTGTGCCGTATCGCGCGACGCTGTTCGGTTCAAATCCTGTAATCGTCCCGGACCCGCTCGCCTTGCTGGTGCCGGTCTGCACGACCACACGATTGCGCATCTGCTTACCAGTCGCCTGCCGTTCGCAGTCGAACACGTCGTAGCAGCCATCATTGGCAGCGATGCACACGCGATCGGGATAATCCTGGCTGAAGGGCGGCTCAACCGCCTGCAGCACTCCATTTCCATCAGCATAGAAATTCCAGCCGATAACGCCGAACAACTCCTCGCAGTACCCAAGCATCGAATTCGTCTGGCCCTGCCAGAGCGGATAACGCAGGCCAGTCAGATTGCTGCCGTTCGCCCATCCGATCTCGGAACTGCTGAACGGCGCATCGTACTCCGATTCCGACTTCCAGTAAGCGGTGCTCGTCAGCAGCGAATAGACGATATCAGCAAGTTCGATCCCGCCACTGCTCGTCTGCCGGTACGGTGCCGTCAAAAACACGTCGTTGTTGTCTGCGAGCCGCTTCTTCATATCCACAGCCACGCATCGCACCTTCCCGGTATTCGAGAAGTCGAGCGTGTCGCCGAGGAACCCAGTAAAGATGTTCGCGCCAAGAGCCTTGTATATCTCGCCTCCATAGACCGCCAACTCGTCTAGCCCTAGCGTCTGCGCACCGGTCGGGATGATCCGAAAGCGAATGTACCGCGCCGACGCCCGCAGGTCCGTAAACACCACATCAACTGTCGTGCCTTGCCGACTGTCCCCCCAATCGCCAGGATCAATGCTCACCGATCCGTTGCCACCAACCGGGCGCGTCGGCCAGGGAGTGTAATCGGTTCCGTTGGTCGAAAGCGCCACGGTCACGGAAGAAGGCAGGCGGAAATCCGTGCCGCTCGACCCTCCTACGTACGTCGCAAACCGGATCACGCAGTGCTTGATGTCGCTCGCGGCTCCGAGATCAACCGTCAGGTCGATGGGCGTCGCATCTGTGGGCGCGAACTCCACGTATCCGCTGATACTGTTCGTGATGTTCCCGAGGATACCGTCGGTCAGCACGCTCAACGGCCCCGCGCTCGGGCTGCGGGTGCTCGTGACGCTTAGCCCGACCGCGAGGTTGGTGTAACAGTTCGTGCCGACACGAGCGACGATCTTGCGCGCTTCATCCAGCAGTGGGTCAAAGTCGCCGTTGGTGTTGAAATTATACGGACTTTGCTTATTCTTCCGTCCGTAGAACCCGTACTGGTCGGGCAGGGTGAACGAGAGCGTGGACGGCTGCTTGTAAACCTGCGCCAATTCTAAGCCATTATCCGGCCCCGTGATCGGCTGCTCGGGAAAGAGATGCCACGCCGAATCGCGGCGATACCACAACTCGATCGGGTTTTCCGCATATCGAGAGATGCGGTGCACGCGAGCAGCCAGCGTTCGTGCGTCGCTGTCGATCTCCTGTATCTGGGTCTCGTACGTCGCAAACGGGTTGCTCATACCGGCTGCAGCCCAAAATCACCGCCGTGGTTGAACAGCGAAGCGGTCCCGAGGCTCGTCTGCTGCGCGATAACGCGCTGCGTCGTCGTCTTCACGCCATCAACGTAGTTGTTAATCTCGAAGATCGGCGCATTCGTCGGCGGCACGGCAAACCCCACGTTCTGCATCGTCGGCTTGATCCCGTAAGCGGTGTAGTTGTACGCGCCAATGTCAAATGCTGAAGGAGCGTTGTAGAGACTGGGATTGAGGTCCTGCGGCGTCTGCGTCGGCTTGTTGCTCTGATGGAAAAGACCGCCGATCAGGTCCGCCACGCCGCCAACGGCCGCGCCGATCAATCCACCGATCGGCCCTCCGAAGCTCGCGCCGATGCTCGCGCCGGTAATCACGCCGCCAAGGAGGTTCCCCGCATTCACGCCCTGCTGCGCCGCCGTCGCGCCGATGCTGTAGGCCGCGAGCGCTGCACCGCCCGCTTTCTGCAAATCGGTCTGCCCAGCCTTGCGCCCCTTCGAACTCGTGCCCGTGCTGTTGCCGCCGCCCGTGCCTGCTGCCTGCGCGAAGCCGGCGACCACGCCCGCTGCCACGCTCTGTGCGACTGGCGAATTCGAAATGTTTCCGGTCGGCACGCCGACGCCGGTTCCTGTACCTGAGAGCGTTGCGTTTAGCGCGTCGAGGGCGTCGGTGTTCCCCTGGAGGCTCAATATCTGGTTCGTCGTCGTCTGGATAAGGGGATCGGTGAACCGTTTGATCTGCGCCTCAAGCGCGGCATCGACGATCTTCCCGCCAATGTCCTGTGCTACCGTCCCGATGTCCCCGCGCCCGTGGAAAAAATTCAGGAACGCGCTGTTCACCGTCTCCTTCACGCTCCCGAAGACGTTCTGGTACTTCTGCAGCGCGCTCTCGATCTTGAAGTCACTCAGGTTCTGCTGCGCCTCCTGCAAGTTCTTCGAAGCCTTGCGGATCTCGCTATTGCCTGTCTCGCTGTACACCCCCTCGTTGATCTTCTTAACGGCGTCGAGGTGCTCCTGCGCTGTATGGATAAGTTCCTGGTACTTCGCGATCGTATCTTTCGTCGCGGCTCCTTCATCAGCGGCGAACTTTAACCGGTGCAGATGGTTGATCTCCTCGGCCTTAAGTTGATACGCGTCGGCTTCCGTCTGCACGCGCTTCTGATAGGCTTCCGCCGCAACCTTGTCCTTGAAGTCGATGAGCGCCGCGTTCGCGTCTGCGAGTTTATTGCGCATCTCCTTGAGTTGATCGACGTTCTCCTGCGTCGGCGATGTGATTTTCGCGAGAGCATCTACGGCCGCCTGAATGATCTCAACCGCCCGCTGCAGGCGCGAACTCTCGGCTGCGTTCTGGTTCGTGAAGATGTCGTTGCCGCGCGCGCCCCGCTGGAGCGCGTTCAGCCGGTCCTGTACCGCTTCGCCGAGGCTCTGCCCGTACTGGTTCTGAAGCGCCGCCGGACTGATACCGGTCCCGAAGAAGCCCTGCATGAAAGTCGTCGCCAGTTCCTTCAACGCATCCTTCTGCGTCGCCCCCGTGCCAGTCAGCCCCGCATTGATCTCCCGCAATTCCCCCGGCCCTGCCGCTGCCCGTTCCGCGAGGTCGGCTGCCTTTGCCGCTGCAATCGCCTGCGGGCTGAGGACGCCGTGCTGCTTAACGGCGATGTCGTAATCCCGACGCGTCGTCTCGGCGCGCGCCTTCATCATCGCTTCGGAGGCGTCGTGTGCGTTCTGCCACGCTTCGTTCTCGGCTTTCAGCGCGTCTTCGCGCGCCTTGTCCGCCTTGTCCGCCAACTCAACCTGCGCACCTTCGCGATTCGCGTTCAGCATCATCCGTGTCGCGTTGTCGTTCTCGGCCTTCGCGATCTGCTTGCGCAGGTTGTCGGTTTTCACCGCCGCCGCGACAATCTCGGGCGACTGGTAGTTCGGAGCCGCCTTCTCGCTTTCCTGGCCCACAAGGATGTCGAACTGTGCTTTCGCGGTGTTGTACTTGTCCTTCAGCGCGTCCATGTACTGCCGCGCCGCTTCGTTGGCCGCTCTCTCGGCGTCCTTGTCAGGAGGCGGCGTGTAGCCTCCCTTGACGTGCAGATTGCCCGTGTTTGGGTTTGCGGGTTGAAGTCCGACGGGAGGCAAACCGAAATGCGCGTTCTGGAGTTGTTGCTGCATAACGCGGGCGTCGCGCTGCATCGCCATCTGAACTTCGTGCAGCGAGATCCCCGCTTCCCTGGCGTACCGATACTTCACCATCTCGGCTTCGGCGGGCGTCATGCCGTCGGTGACGAGGTTCCAGTTCCATCCCTGGCCGATCGGCCTATTCATATCTTGTGGCGCTTGAAACGGACCCGAAGCCTGCGATCTGCGAATATTTCCCAGTGACTGTTGAACTGCACCCTGCGTGGTAGTTACGGCCTGCCTGACCGGAGCACCAGGTGCTAGAGCGCCGCGAGTGAACGCATCTCGTCCCTGCTGAAAGTCACGAACGATGCGCATCGCTTCTAGGATGTGCTGCAGGTCGTCCCCGATGCCATGCAGCCAACCACGCAGAGGACTTATATCGATCAGGTTGGATAGATACGAGAAGGCCCCACCCCACACTCGTTTCCACTCCTGTTCAGTGGTCGTCATCGTCTGACGCAGATTGTCCGTCTCAGATGTCAACCCGTGCGTCGCCTTGGTAGCAGCATCCAATTTCTCCTGGATAACGCGCAGGAACTCGGGGTTAACCGTGCCGAACAACCGCCAAGCCTGCTGCGTGCCGCTGATCGCCTGCGAGAACTTCTGAGCAGTTGCGACTGGCATTCGGCTCGCGACTTCGTTGAAGTTCTTCATCGTCTGGATCAAATCCAGACCGCCGGACGGAGTAAGCCCTGCCTGAAGTGTCGCGCCCTTGTTGCTGATAAGCCCGGTCGCGGGATTGAAATGTTGGATCATCTGCGAGATCAACTGCGCCGACTCCGTGCCGCCCATCCTGCCGCGAACGCCCTCGAATGTTAGCGCGGAGATAGTCGCCGCCACTTGCTCCAGCGGTACGTGCGCTGCCTCTGCGATAGGGCCGAGATACTTCAATGAATTCGTGATCTCGGAAATCTCAGCCGCCGAGCCTTTCCACATGGACGCCAGCAGTTCGCCGGATCGCCTCATCTTCTCGCTCTGATCGACATTCTTTCCGAGCTGGTCACCAAATTGGTTGTAAACCTGCAGCATCGCCCGCGTCACGTCGCGCGCATCGCTCTCGGTCCCCACCACGAGGTTCATGCTCGTCTGAAGTGCGGAAAACGCTGCCGCGTTGTCCTTAATCTGCGTCTTAAGCTGATAGTAAGCCTCACCGATGTCCTTGATATCGGCCCCCGTGCGCGCCGCCTCCGCCGCGAAATCAGCCCGAATTCCCGGTGTGCTGCCTGCCGGAGAAACCCGCTGAACCCGCGCCGCCTGCTTCTCCATCTCCTTCATCGCTTCAAATGCCGCGGTGATCGATCGCGTCACGCCCTCGAACACGAGCGAAACGGCGCGGTACTGCAGCATCCGTGCGAACAGGTTCCCCATTTGACCGCTCGCGCTATTCGCGGAATTTCCCATGTTCGTGATGCTGGTCGTCGCGCTGTTAATCGACCGGTTGACGTTGTTGGTCGTGTTGTTGATCGTCACGAACTGCGAGCCAAGCCGGTTCGCCCCCTGCGCGCTCGCCTGCATCGCTGCGTTGAAGTTGACGTAGCTTGCCGTGAGCGACTGCAGGCGTCGGTCGTGCGTGCCGAGCGACGTGTTAAGTGCCTGAAGGTCGGAAAGACCGAGCACTTCTACCTGGATTTGACTGCGCCGAGTTGCCATTGCTGTGAGGTATTATCCTTAACGCTGCATAGGAGGCAGCCGAACATGCCGAACGAACCACAACGCCCACCGATGTCGCCCACTGACCAACTCTCAAGCTGCATCATGTGGAGTTGCGCCGTGATCGTCGTCATCGGCGGCGTCATCGGGCTTATCTTCGCCGCTATTCTCTTCTCAGGCGCGTGGAAAGTGCTTCATCCCTAAAGTGTCATCTCTTGGACGATAATGTCGCATAGCATCTCGTCGAGATGACCTTCGACCATATCCAGCCCTTTTTCGAGAAAGTGCGCGATCTCTTCCCAGTGTTCGGCGTAGTCGAAGCCGCCGTCGGTCGCCTGCCCGTCTTCGACCTGCACCACGAACCCGTTTCCGTCGGGGATGACCGTAAGCGCGTTGTACATCTCGCCGCTCAAAATCAGCGGCTGGTCGGGCGATTTCCCTGGGAACCGCCGCAACTCTTTCAGGGATTGCTTGCGCGCCGCGTATTCCGGCGTCAGTCGATAGAGGTAGTCCTGCCCAAGATTGTGACGGATAGCATCGAGCAGGTACGTTCCCGCCTCCGACTGGAAGCGCTCGCGGATACGCTGCGTCAGACCGGATCCCGGCACCGCCTGGAGCGTCGGCAGCGTCAACTTCAACTTCAACTGGTACGGCATCTACCGGCTCGCCTCGACTTCCAGCGCCGCACAGAAACTCTGGTAGACGGCGTAGACCGCTGCCGGCCCGTGGTAGGTCGTCACCTTCCCGGTCTTCTTGTGGGTGTACTTCATCGGCAGATTTCGCTCGAACACGACCTCTAGTTGTCCGCGATAGAGCCGCCCGATGTCGCCGCTCGATTGCTGGATCGCGTTCACCATCCCGAGCCACTGCAGCACGTCCACCGCCCAGTGCGGCAGATCAGGCTGGTTGATGACGACACCGCTCATTCGGAAATTCAGCGGGTCGCCGAGCCGGTAGATCGCACTTAGCCCCGACGTACCGAGGATACGCCGGGCTAGGTAGGGATCTCTTCCTGCTTCACGGTGTCGAGCGTCTTGTAGTAGAACTCGCGCAGCGCCTCCTGAACAGCGTCGTCAGCGTCCTCGTACGCCTCCGCGCTCTTGAAGTACCGCTGCGTGTGGTCGTCGGGCAGACGCGTCGCGCGGTAGATCGTTTCGCGCTCGCGCCGCTTGATGAACGCCTTGCCCCACTCGTTGGCGTAAAACGTCTCGCAGCACCGTTCCTGGCGCACGCGGGCGGTTAGGTCGAGGTTCTTCTTGATCTCGGCGCGATACCGTGTCTCGAACGCCTTCTGCCGCTTATCGTCCGCCTTCTTACACTCCTCTTCCCACGTAACCACTCTCTTACCGAACTCCTCCGGGCTGTCTTCGCCCTGCGTCGGCTTTTCTGGAATAGGGTATTTCTCGAACACTTCGCGCCGCATTTCCGGGAACTCGTTCTGTGCAAGGTAGGCTGCTTGATCCTCCTGGCTTTTCGCTTTGATCTCCGCGACCACATCCGCATAATCGCTCTGGCCCTTCAGGAACGGCCGCGCCTCTTTCTGTGCGTACCACCGCGCCTTCTCGTCCGCCTCTTCGAAGAGACGAGAGTTCAGCGTGCACACCCAGACGCGATCGCCGTTCGGCAAGGTTAGGTCGCCAGCGGTTCTGCGGGGAAATTCTGCATCTGACATAAGGTTAAGCCGCCCTCCTATTGCGGCCATTGACCTTGCCGAGACGCAGCGGATAGGAGCCACCGCATCTCGGCAAGTAGGTTACGCGGTAGATAGCCAGCCTCCCAAGCCTGCCCCATCCTGCGGATACTGCCCGGCCAGCGCCGCGTGTGTGAATGCGTTACGCAGCCGTATCTGGCACGAGTAGCCGAGTACCGGGTCTTTCTTGGCCTGGAAGTTGCCGCCGACGGTCATCGTCTTATCCGCGCGCGTCCGGTCGGCGTCCATGAACTTCAGGTGAGGCAGGTAGAGTTCGTATTCGTAGTAGTAGCCGGTCGATCCGATCTGCGCGCCCCGGAACAGCATGTTGATGCCGAACTTGCAGTTGGCGAGCGTCCCCTGTATGACCTGGTTGTCGCGGAAGATGATGTCCATCTTCCCGCTCACGCTGAAGCCGCCCGCGACTGGCACGGAAGCATCGTAGCCGGAGCCGCCAACCATGTTGCGCTCGATGTCGCGAGTCAGTTTCACGCTGAAGCCGGGCAGGAAGTCGGCGGTGATGGGGTTGTCGTTGAGGGTCACGAAGGCGGAAGAGAAACCGGCGGCGTTGCCGTTGAACATGTTGGCGAAGACAAGCGGCCCGTTCCCACAGTTCGTCTGCGCGACATCGACGTAGTTGGGTGAAAGGTTGATCTTGACTTGCTTCGTATGGTCGCCGCCGAGTTGTGAGGGTAGCAGCCCTGCCGTGCTGGTAAAGTCGTAGTCGGTATCGACGCCTCCCGCTGCCGGGTAGCGGTTCGGGATCTGCCGGTGGGCGTAGTAGTTCGCCTCCATCATCAGGATCGCGGTGTGGTTCAGCGTAATCTCGTTGAAACAGACGCCGGTCGAGAGTTGCCCGTTGGTAGCATCGCCGAAACTCTCTTCCTGCGTAAAGCTCGGCATGTAGTGCGGGAACTTCGCGTACATCACGTGGTCGTAAACGCCGGACGTAACCGTGCTCTCGACGTCGCGACCGAGGATGCCGAGGAGTGGGTAATAGGCGTTCTCGGGGTCGAGTTTCCAACTATCCTTGCCGTCGTAGAGTTTGCCGGTGAGAGTGATCCGGTGGACTTCGAAATCGCCATCCTGCTCCGTGCTCGCGACATCTTTCGTCGGCTTCGTCGGATACCCGCCGCCCGGTTCCACTCCAATAAAGCGCATCGGGTTTGTCGCTGCGATGCCCGCGTTGTAGACGTTCCCGCTCAAGTTGGTAAGCGGGGCCGATCGAAAAGCGCTCTCGATCGCAAATCCCACCGCGCTTGACCTGCCGCTCTGTGCACCAGACATTGTTTTTTGAACCTCCCTGCAAACGTCGTCCTCCGGCTGCGCCGCAGGAAGTGCAACAAAAAAGGGAACGGCCCGAAGGTCGCTCCCCGTTTACTCACATCACTGGTAAACCGAAAATCTTACGCGTCACACCCGACGAACCACGAATATCTGATCTGGAGAGGCAGTACGCATATCGCTTCCGCCACCTGCTGATTGTTCGCACCCGTCGCCGAGAGCCACACGCGCTCGCTCAGCGCGCCGCCGCCCGCGTTCCCCGGTATCGTCAGCTCGTACCAGTAGCCGGAAACAACGATCTGCTGGAGCAGGATTTGCTTGATGTTGTGCCGGAGCTGGTTGCGCTGCTTGCGCGCCGAGAACTTGTCCGCCGCCTGCACCGCGACGATCAGCGGGACCACGAGCACTCGATACTCGACACGCCCGCCGCTCGTCTGAACGGGGAAGTCGAGGCTGTCAGTCGCCTCCATCGCCCGCGTTCCCACATAAACCGCAGGGCGGTGCTTGCTGCCGTCGTCGTCGTACGGCTTGTCGAAGAGATTGATGTACCCGGCTGCGGGCGAACCACTCACGTCGGGGCGCAGCACACCCGTCCAGCCCGCGCCATAGGCGTTGCCACCGGCGTAGAGGCTCGCGTCCGCCTGCAGGATGTCGAGGACCTTGTCGCAAATCTTTTCGATCACGCTTCCGGCTCCAACCACTCACACGCCGCCGCCTGGAACCCGCTGAACGTGCAATCCACATTGACGTATGTCAGCCGTTCACCGCGCTGCAGGAACCGTCGGTAGTAGCTGGAGAGGAACTGCGTCGCGAGGTTGCCGACACAAAGGCACTTCTGCCGCTGGATCACGCTCCAATGCGCAAGGTTATTCGGCGTGGTGATGACGCCTTCGCAGAAATTAGAGATCGTCAGTACTTCCAGATTACTCTTCGTCTTGCCGATCAGGTTGACGAGCCGAGGCGACTTCGGCAGGAACATGATCGGGTGCAATCCGGTCAGCAGGTACGTGTGCGGCGTCTTATCGATCAGCCATTCGATCGCGGCCAACCAGTGCGGCCAGTGGTTGTTGACACTCTCGCTCCAATCGGAAATTGGATGCAGGTGGATAAGCGTCTTCGGCTTAATCGGCAGCACTTTCTGCATCAACTGGCCTGCGGCAGTCGCGTCCTTCTGCGGGATAATGCCGTCATGCCAGAGTTGCGCTGGCAGTCCCGTTCGCGTCTCAAACCATTGGCTGTTGATGTGCGTCTGCGTGAAAGCATCAGCCGATGGTAACCCACGATACTGCTCCCACAACATCCCGAGCCATGCCATTGGTTCACTGTCCGGGCGACTCGTCGCGTACCAGAACTTCTTGTAGAAGTCGCCGTTATCGCTCTTGATGCCGATCACTTCGCCCGTGAACGGCTGGAGCAGCAGCCAATCTACGATGTTCAGATCCGGCCCCACGTACAGGATATTGATCTTCTCCTGCCCGGTTGCCGCCATCATCGCCTTCATCACACCCACGCACATGAAAATATCGCCCCAGTGCCCGAACGCCGTGCACCACTGCATCGGCCTCTCGGGAGCCTTTATCGGCTTCATCAGCGACTCCGCGAGCACCACATCTTCGGTAAGAAATCGATTACAACTCGGGCAGATCGGCACGGGCATAGTGAGCAGGCACTGCGGGCAGCTAAAATGAGCAGGCATCGTGTCTTGATCGTCTCCTATTCGACTTCAGACGCAGGTGACGTAAAGAAGCCCCGCAATCGCGCTAGAAAGCACGTACGGGGCTTGCAGTCTCGATTAGGCGGGAATTTACGGGCCGGGCGTTGCTGCCGATGTCGCAGGCGATGTCCCGGCTTCAATCGCGGCGATCTGCGCTGTCAGGTCGGTGATAGTGGTCGCTGCATCATCGTTCTCGCTCTGCAGCGTGGTGATCTGCGCATCTTTCCCGGCGTTAGCAGCATCGGCCGCGTCTACGCGGGTTTTGAGGTCGGCGACGGCACTGTCAAGTCTAGTCAACGAATCGGTCAGTTTGCTCAACTTCTTTCTCGCTTTCTTAAGTCGTCTCTCCTGGTCTTCGATCAGGGAGAGGAGGAGGGGTGTGGTTTTCATGCGCTTTATGCTCACGCGAGTAAAAGCCCCGCCGAGTGAACGGTCGAGGCTTAGGGTGACGGGACGGCTGGGCGAAACATTTGTAACTATAGCTAGTTTTGATCTCAAAGCAGGTATAATAAAAGGGACAGCAGGCGTTCGCAGCGCCTCTGTCCCGTGATCCGCATCCATCTTGAAAGGAGATGCAGATATGCCAAGTTTACCCCGTATTGACCTCGTAGGCCAACGTTGCGGACGGCTAATTGTCCTCTCGGAAGTGTCTCTCGAAATCAGAAAAGATCGTGCGCAACGTACATTCCTCTGCCGTTGTGATTGTGGAAAAGAATGTGTCGTGTGCCACGGCAATCTTCGGAACGGCATGACCAAATCATGCGGTTGTTTGCGCCGTGAGATGGTCACACATCATGGTCACGCCGCTGATGAAAAACAATCTGCCGAGTACCGTACTTGGCACGGCATCAAGGATAGATGTTCGCGACCTAAGAACAGGAACTACCATCGGTATGGCGGTCGTGGCATTACGATGTGCGACAAGTGGAAGAACTCCTTTGAGAACTTCCTTGCGGATATGGGCGAACGGCCTTCCGATCAACATTCGATAGAGCGCAAAGACAATGACGGCAACTACGAACCAGATAATTGTATTTGGGCAACCCGCGAAGATCAGGACAATAACAGAAGCGATTGTGTGTTCATCGAATTCGACGGATTGCGAATGACGCTCTCCCAATGGGGTCGCCACTTAAACATTTCACGCGGGACAATCAATGCACGGCGCCGTAATGGTTGGACGGACGAGCAAATCATCAAAGGCATCTCGCCGCGCGGTCGGAAGTTGCCGCCGCAAGGGATGAAGAAGCCTCGAAAGTCTAAATAAAATCCACGTGGTCGGGAGGAGTTGCTGACGGAACCGGGCTAATACTTCCGTCAGCAACTCCCGCCAGTATTCGGTTCTGTGTTCCGAACAGACAGTTCGGGCATTGACTCACCGGATCATCTATGAGTGTGCGAATTGGCTTTTCGTAAAGTGACGCTGCGTCGGACCAGTGACATATTCTCCATTGCGGCCCGAAGTCGTGCTGCCCTGGCTCCCGCACTTCAGTGTTCAATGTGACCGCATCACAAGGATATAAAAACCCGTCCGAGTTCAGGATAGGGTGAAAAACGCCGACTGTGCAAGACGTATGCGGGTTCGGTAATTTTCGCTGAACGAAAACTCTTGACGGATCTATCGCGTCGGCAATCTGTTGTAATTCGTCGCACCGTTCGTTCACGAGATGCGGCTGGAGGCAATTTGCAACGAGGCGAAGATAGCGCGGCAAATGCTTGTCTACGTACTCGCGAAATTGTTCTGTAAGGCGCGGTAGCCGGTCGCGGCCCATAATAGGCGCTCTGCCGCCACTTCCGCCGTACTGAAGCAGGTCTTGCGGCGTGCTCACCTTGCCGTGGTTTTTTTCTCCAGGCGCAAAGTACAGATCGTGATAAATGTAGCTGAAGCCGAGTGTGGTTTTGGTCCGGTCAAAGTCAGGTACGAATACTTCTTCTTCTTTGTGATCGAGGCCGCTCATACTGATACGGCACCAGTCCAGCGAATCCAGGGTTTCAGGTGAAACTGTTGTCCACGATGTTCGACCGCAAGGATACTTCTTCATTGGAGCACCGTTCGTGATAACTCCGATTTTCAGTCCGTACCACTTTATGCGAGCAATCAAATCGTTAAAGCCCATCTTTGTTTCAGGGCATCGATACAAAATTGGATTGCCCCCGCCCGAGATCACAACGGCTTTTAACCCGTATCGCACTAATATTTCGATGAACCCAATCATGGCACTCATCGGCAAGATATTGCCCGCTCGTGTTTGCACGCTGCAAAACGCGCACGTATGATTGCAGCGGTCGGTCGGCATCAAATGGCACGTTATGGCGCGGCCGTATCCATTTACCAGTGTCCGCATTGCCTCCTGATGATGAAACAGCTTCGCGCCCGTAGACGTGAAGCTATTCGTGAGCGTCGCTGGTATTTCGAGTGTTGCTGTCATTCGTAATTCACCACAATCGTTCCGCATGGCAAGTCCAAAACAACTTCGGGTTCTTTCTCAACTTCTCTTTCGTGAGTAAGTGGGTACTCATCGCAAAAAGATGCTCCGTAATACTTCCGAATACTGTTGATCGCGAGGCTACGTGCCTCTTCCACGGTTTCGGCTACTCCGATATAGGTGTGGAACCCGTACCATTTGAACAGTTTCATAAAATCTCCGCCGCCTCCTATGCGGCAAGTTCAGCTTTTGAAAGCCTCCATAATCAGCGAATACTCCGCCCGCCGCTCGATCTGAGCGACATCGCTTGCGCAGTAGTGCCCCGGACGTGTCGTCTCTTTGAACGGCGCTCTCACAATATCCTGTGGCGCAAAGGAACCCTTTCGCGGATTTTCACGATTGGCAAGCGTGCACCACAAACTGTCTTCGGTAAACACTTGCCGATGGTCCTGATAAAGAAAGAGCGACCATCCCATCATCGTCTCGTAACCGGCATGTCGCAACGGTTCTCCAAACAACCGCTCGCAGTTCTCGCGGTTATCTTCGGGATGAACGCGGCGGTAAAACGAAGCGTCGGGCACGGAGCATCGAAGAACTCCTCCTGGCTTCAATATTCGGTAGCACTCGCGAAGCACTTCCTGTAAATCGACCGCATCGAAATGCTCGAAGCAGTGATGCGAGGCAATACCATCCACGCTTTCATCCGCCCACGGCCAATCGTGTTTGCGAAGGTCCATGTGGAAATAGTTCTCTTCGCTCGCGATTTTGTTCAGTACCCACTCGTAACCGTAAGTCTGCTCGTTGAGAACGTCCGCCAAATTGTCAATGTTCAGCCAGGGGCGCTCAGGCCGTACGTCTCCAGCTCCAAGGTTGAGAAACAGCATCAGCCGACCACCTGCTTCATCGGTCGCCCACGTCGCCGATTCTCAACCTCTTCGGTAGGAGTATCCCATTTTTCACCAATATCCAGCCCGTCGCACGCCGGTTTCGGTTCGCGCTTCCTAGCTACGAGCAGTCCGCACTCGCTGTTCTCTTCGAGGAAGTCCCACCCCTCCCACGCCCGCATCTCCTCGCTGAACTTGCGGCTCCCTTCCCAGCTCACCGTGTCGTGAATGGCGATCAGCGTCGCGCCGAGTTTAACCGCCTTTTCGACATCGTGCTTGCAGACGTCGTAGGTATGGTTGCCGTCGATGTACGCGAAGTCAACGCGCTCCGGCCACTCGACTTCCTGGCTGCGGCCTTTGATGAGCGTCGCCCAGTCGCGGACACCGCAGAGCGTCAGGTTCGCTTCCCACTGTTCCTCCTGGTACTCCTCGGTCCAGCAGAACGGATCGACGCAGTAGAGGCGACCTTTGCCCATCAGTTGCAGTGCGCGGGCGATCCATACCGCAGTCGCGCCGATGTGAGTGCCGACTTCGACCACCGTCTCAGGCTGTAGCCACATTACCAGCGCCCCGATGAAGCGGCTGTGGCGGTATTGATACGGGATAGATCCCGCTGACTCTTCGAATGGATGAAGTTGGATCATGCCACGTCACCTGGTTCAAGCACGAAAATCTGCGGATGAATAGCCGCGTTTATGACCACGGTTTCTCCTATTCGATATAAGCCTCGCGCCTCGTGAATATGACCACACGTGACCAGTCTTGGTTGAATCTCTTCGATTCGCCGCCGCAGGTTCGTGTCGCCTACATGATCGTGCTGCACCTTGTCCCCGGCCATAAAGGGAGGCCCGTGACAAACGAGAATATCCGTATCGCTGGGTACAAGCGCCCATTTCTTCGCAAGGGCAACAGGATCCAGGTTAAACGCTAGGCAGTCAAACTTCTTAACCCATGGCGCTCCCCAAATCTTCACGCCGTTGAAATCGGTTCCGCTATCACACAAGTAAGTGGCGTTTTCTTTCCACGCCCAATCAAAAGCATTCGAAAACTTCAGCAACACTGTGTCGTGATTGCCGCCTACGATGACACATTTTTTATACTCAAGTCCGTGAAGCCACTCGCGGAACTCGCCGCAAAGCCAAGCGTTCCATTTTGCTTCCGTGCCGTCTGAAGCACCTGTCCAGTTGCCTCCAGTTAAGTCCCCGGACAATATCAGCAGGTCACACGGCGGGACCTCTTCAGGTAGAAAGCCGTGAAGATCAGCAAGAATGGTGATCCTCATGCCACGTCACCTGTCGGTTCCAGCCCGCCCCGAAACTCCATCAGTGTCGGCGGCTTCTGCTTCTCGTGGATGCAGTTGTAGATGGCGATGTCGTGCTGCCTCTGCTCGGGCTCCATTCTCTTCACCACGAGATGATAGTGATCGAAAAAGACCTCTACGTTATCGTTGGTCGGCTGATACCAGTTCGGCGTTCCGCCGGTTCGGAAATCGACGAGCTGTTCGTGCATCGCGACATCGGGGCGGTATCCGATATGCTCGCAGTTGCGAAGAATACGAGCCTGCCAGTCGGCAATCATCTGCCAGTTCTGCGACGGGCTTCGGTGCCCCCACGACTGCCAGTGCCTGCGGCTCGTTACAATCGCGTCGAACTGCGGTTGCATCTGCGACTTGAGCGTGGTGATCTGGTCGTAACTCCCGACCTGCTCGACGCTTAACTTCATATCCACGAAGTTCGGATAATGTTCTTGCGGATAGAGTTCGTTCCCGCGACAGATTAGCCGCGGAGCCGTCTTATAGATACGCTCGTCGGCATCTCCAATCCACACCCACTCGGTCGGGCACATCGTCACCATCTCGGTTCGAACGCGGCCGAACCCCTTGTCGATGTCGCCGAACCGAACCTCCGCGCCGAACTTCTCGGCAATCTCGATCGTCCCGTCCGTGGAGTATTCACCCTGCGGCCCCGTGTGGTAGACCGTGATGTGATCCGCCCATTGAGCCGCGCTTTCAAGCCAACCTGGGAGTGCATTGCACTCGTTGAACACGTTTGCACACGCTGCTATGCTCGGCATAATCTCTGCGCCCTCCTATTGCGCTTTGATCTCAAACTAAAGTTGTACTTCCCTGCGGCACACTAGAAATCCGTTGCCCTCGTGCCACATTGCATAATTCTGCTTAATCCCCGGCACGAGATGGCACGCGCCCACACAGAAGCCGGGCCTGGTCAGCGCCTTCGCCCACCAGCCAAGCGTCCGGCGTTGAACGTGGGTCGCATCCTGCTCGTATTCAGGAACGACGTAAGGCTCGCCGTCTTTAGGACTGAGCGGTACTACGACAAACACCGCTTTACGCGCCTTGCTCATAAGAGTGTCGATCGTGCGCGCGAGTTCTTCATCCGGGATGTGTTCGAGAACGTCCTTCGCAATCACAAAGTCGAACTTCTTCGCCGACGCCTCGAAGTTGTTGACCCCGGTCGTGCCCGACCGGATCAGCCACACACGGTTTGCAACCTCCGCATCAGCGTTACTGATCGCCCAATCGCTCACGTCGAAACCGAAGGCGCGGTAACCGAGCTGCTTGAACGCCTTCACGAGATACCCGCGAGCGCAACCGAAATCACAGATCGTGTCGTCTTCGTCGATCCCGAGGTAATCGGCGATGCGGCGGGCGAACGGGATAGTCAAATCGGGCTTCCAAGAATAATTCTCGTAGAGCGACTTCCCGCTCTGCGGCCCGTTGACGTAGTAGTCTTTATCGTAAACGTTGTAATCCATTGCCCCTCCTATGGGCATAGAAAAAGCCGCTGGACGCTAATCCATCGGCTCTGTTGAACTCGCAATTTGTGCTGTCGTTACGTCGCCCGCTTGATCCGCTCGACCAGCCCGAGAAACAGCATGTGGAGGATGACCATGTGCGCATCCTCCGCCTGCTGCATACTCTCGGTCGGCACGTGAATGCTGATGTCGGCGACCTTTGCAAGCAGACCGCCGTCGAAGCCGGAAAGACCGATTGTCTTCACGCATTCCATTTGTAAGGCAGTCTGTACGGCGTTCAAGATATTCGCGCTGTTTCCGCTACCAGAGACGGCCACCAGAACCGACCCGCATTGGCCCCACGTTTCCACCTGTGGGGCGAAGACGTTCGACCACGCGCTATCGTTGGCCCACGCGGAGACGAGGGGCGCAGCGTCACTTAAGCAAATCGCCTTCAGCGGCTTGCCGGTTTCCAGCCCGACGTTCTTTTGCAGGTCGTTGACGATGTGCGAGCACGATGAGCCGCTGCCGCCATTGCCGCAGAACATCACAACTTTGCCGCGCTGCCACGACTGATAAAGTGCATCGACGGCGGCCGAAATCGACGGCAAGTACAGATGCCTCAACAGATCCGAAACGCTTATGGCGTACCGAGCGAGAAATTCGTTCATGGCTGTGCCGCCTTTAGTTCGGCTATCGCCTCGGCGGTTAAATACTTCTCCAGCACGGCGAACGCATCTTCCCGCGCTCTCATCATCTCATTGCGCTCGTGCGTCTGGGATGCGAGTCGGGTTGCAAGATGCTCGATTTCCGCGTTTTTAGTTTTGATGTATCGGCCAGAGTGGATGTAAGTCGAAAACGCTTGCTCAAGCGGAGATACTTTCTCTTCGTCGTCCATGTGCTTTCGCCGCCTCCTATACGGCTATTCACTCGCTATTCCGTTGTCTGCACCACCAGTGCATTGCACTGGATCACCACGTTATCGTTCAGTTCCGGTATGATATTTCTAATCACGCACCGCCAGTCCAAAATCCCTTGCGTGATCTCGTCCCCGTTCTTCATGGAATAAGGCGAGTTGATCGCATAGTACGGCAGCCGGACCTCAAACGCCGTCAGCGCCCATTCGTTCGTGTTCAGAAACCGCTGGATCGCGATAATTCCGGCATTCTGCCAGAACCCTTTAATCGTCTCGCCGTTCCCGAGCGTGCTGGGACAGCCTTCGCTTTCGATGATGAACGTGTTCTCGTCGCGCCGCGCTTCTCCGAGTGCTCCCATCGCCTTACGCCACCTTGATCCGGCGGTATCGGTTGAGCGCCTTCGTCAAGTTCTGCTGCGTCTGCGCCTGGAGGCGGGCGAATGCCTGCTGATCGTAGACGCGCTCGTCGGTGCCGATCACCCACGACTTCACGCCGCGAAACTTGCTGAACTCGAAATCTCCGAGCAGACTCATGATCGCGATCGACAGGATACCGTCAACAGCAAGTGCGGACAAGCTGGCATACGCCCCGCGCTTACCAGTCACGCTGATGGGGGCCGCCTGACCGGGCAGTGCGATGTAGAACGAGATGAATGTTCCGTAGTAGCGATCGAACTTCAGGTACTGGATCGGTTTGCCGTTCGTTGCGGCGTTGAGCGGCATCGTCCTGTAAGCGGTGTTCAGCGTGACCGCGTTTCCATTCACCGCGACGCTCGTGATGCTCACGAAGCCGCCGCGTAGATCCACGATCGGCGATCCATCCGGTTCGAAGTAGTGGGTGCTGTCCACAGTGTCGGCAAGGAACGGCTTAAACCCGGTCATGTTCTCCCAGGCGTCCACAGCCGCTTCGCACGCGCCGTCAAAATCTATCTGTGCTTCAGTTGCCGTTGGCGGATCCGAGATAACACCCGCCGAATACAACCGAGCGCCGAGTTGTGTTCCGGTTGGATTAAAAGTCTGGCCCATGAGCCTACTTGTCCTGGTCGGGTCGTATCATCTTGTTAGATTGCGGGCGGACGGCCTTTGCCTCGACAGGCTTTCCGTCTTCGCCGATCTCGCGAACTTCGCAGCCGACGTAACTCGTGTGCGCGTCAAGCATGTGGGCGCGAATTCCGTTAGGCGAGTGCGACTGAACCACTTGACCGCAGTTCGTCTTTAGCCAGCCTGTGCCAAGCCATAGCCCGTAAACCTTGTTCATATCCACCTGCCGCCTCCTATGCGGACTTACTGCACGGGCAACCGCCAAACTCCCGGTAAGTCGGTCGCCCGCACATCTTGCTTACTGACCGCTGACCTTCGACCACGTAGGACTCGCACTCGTGCCGCTGTTCTCGTAGAGAACCGAGTTGGTCGTATCGATCAACAACGCCCCTTTGCCTGCGTTCTGGTTGGCGTAAGTGCCGCTGGTGCCGTTGGTCGGCGCTCCGGCGTTGCGCAGCGGAGTGCCGAGGCCGGACCCGGCCCAAGCATTCGTGCTGCTTGCAATCACTGGCATTGGTTGTTACCTCCCGTAAAGACAAAGCCTCCGGCCAATAACCGGAGGCTGGTGAGTGATGCTATGCGGTTGTGATCGGATCATTCGATGCTGGCGAGTTTTCGTTCTAGTTCAAGAATGTGCGCTTTCGCTTCCTTTAGTTCATTCTCGATTTTTGCGCGCTTCTGCTTCAATTCACGTTGCGTTATTACGTTGTGGTCCGTAGGAGAAACTATCTGGAGATTCTCAATCCGATTATCATCCTTCACGCCGTTGATGTGATGGATGCATTCTTTTCGAGTAAGAAATCTCCCGATGCTCTGTTCAACCACTACGCGGTGATGAAATTGCCACCCTCGATTAGAACGATTAGGATGATCTGGAGACCACACCATAACGTAGCCTTCGGGTGTCAATTTCGCAGGTCGTCCATTGAATTCCCAGTCCAGAGGCCGCTTAATATCGTCCATCGCCTCGCACTCTTTGGAACAATAGCGCTGTTTGTGCTGGCTGGGTTTCAGAACGAGTTCCCTGTCGCAGGTTTCACATCGCTTGATTATTGGCGTTTTGGCACGAAAACGATTAGCACATCTTCGAGCAGAAAATGCCACTACCTTGACCGCTTTTGCTGCGATAAGTAGGTTTGCCGCAATGCTCACATGGGAATTCTTCGCCACGTCGCTTCTTTTTAGGTCGCACCCACTGTCCCGATGCCACACGGCGTTGCATCGTGTAAGTACCACGACACTTCGCGCCACAGAACCACGGGCGATCGACCCTCACCTGAGATAGATAACGTGTAACGTCAGTCCCACATTGCGAGCACGGACGTGTTTCTTTTTTTCCTCGGTAGGGATTGTCGCGCCAACCATCGGGCACATTTCCTAACCTGATACGAAGCATGTTGGCGCAACTGCGACCGCACGTCCAATACCGCCGCTGATACTGTTGAGCTGGTGTGCGAGTTACGGGTTGCCCACAGAACTCGCACGGCTTCGTTTCTGTGACTAGCAATATGGTATGCCTCCAGAATAGATTTAACTACCATATTCTAGTTACAGAATACAATCTAAAGCCCCGTAATTTTGCAAAAAGCAGTCTGTCTTTTGATCTCCAGACTTTCGCGCATCTCCCCACGCACTACGAGTAAATTGCTCGTAAAATACGTGCTATGCTGGTTCGCAACGTCGATGCGGATGCCCATCCTGCGGCTGATGTGGCTGTACATCGTGAAGTCGCCGGTGAGAGCAGTTCCCTGCGTGATCGCCGGGGTGACAACGACCGACTTCCCGAACAGGTTCTCGCTGCCCGCTTCCTGCGGCGTCCCGAAGATGTAGAGACCGTCGGTCGTGCGCAGGAGCCTGATGTTCTGCCAATCCGTCGGATGCATGATAACCGCGCTCGGCTCGGCGAACCCGGTGTAGCGCACGAGCGTGAACGCCTTGTAGATCGCGTCCTGTCGGTCGTCGCCGCCCTTGGCCTGGAGTTGGATGTTCGGCGCGCTCAGGAACCCGAGCATCTGCGGGGAGGTGCCGGTGCCGGTCAGGAGCAGGACTTCTTCCTCAAGACCGAGCATGAGAACGATGTCGCGATTGATGATCCCCATCATCGCCGGAACGTCGTCTACCTGCTCTTCCGTGACTGGGATGAACGTCGCGATCTTCTCGACCGTCGCCGACCGCTCCGTCCACGCCAGCGCCGACTCCGGCTTCGCGCCCCCTTCAGAGACGCTCGCCGCCGCATTCGTGAACGTGGTGTTCTCCATCCACTTCACGACCTGGAGCGTGGTCGGATCGCTCGGGATTACATCTGCAACCACCAGGCGGCGGTTCGGATAATCGACCACGATGTCAGTTCGGTAGTTCGGGGGAGTGTAGCCCGCGCCGATGCTGATGAGTGTCTTGAGGTCAACGTCTTCGAGTTCGAAGCTGAAGTGCTTGTTTCCGGTGTTTCGGAACTTGTACTCGTTGCTCTCGGTGACGATCTGGCCCAGGCTCTTGCCTTGATACTGAGCTGCGATGCGACGTGGCGTTCCCGCCTGATTGATCGGGCCGGTTGGCGGACGCGGTGTCGTGCGATCGACCTGCTTGAGTTCTTCGATACGCGCCTCGTTGCTGATGCGCGCTTCTTGAACGCGAGCGTACTTCAGCTCGCTTTCAAAGGTGATTAGCTCTTTCTCGCGATCGTCGATCTCAGTCAGCAAATTGGCAGGCATGTCGTACATCTGCCTGCCGTCTGCGTCAACCTGATCGGTGCGGTGCTTCTGGAATATCTCCTGTAGTTCTTCTGTCTTTCGAACAATGAGCGCCTGAATCTCGGCTACTGATTTAGCCATTGTGTCGTTTCTCCGGCTCAGGCCAACACCGTATCGCGATTAAACGCGTGCGATGCGTGCCTGAAAGGTCAGGAAGTTGGCGAAACGAGCCGAAACCAACCGACTGTCTGCCTTCTCCACAACCGGAACCGGGTCCGCAACAACGACAGGAGCCGCCTCGGTAGGCGGCTCCTGTTTCTCATTCTCTTGCGTTTCTGGCTCTGGCGGGATGGGGGAGGGAGTCGGTGTGTCCGGCTCATCGGGAGGCGTTTCCACCTCCGGGCTTGCGGCCTCGTCAGCATCCCGCTGGAGTCCTTTGAATAGCAACCCGATCGCAGTCACCGCTTCCGTGCGAGAGAGTCCTGAATCCCTCAGAAACCTCTCGAAGGCGCGTTTCGTCTGCAAATCGCCTGCCGTATATCGCTTAACCCGCGTAATGTCGGCCATGTCATTAGCCGGTGCTACCACGGGCGAAACTTCATATAAATGCACGTTCGTCAAGAGGCGCGCACCGTTGCGCGACATCGCAATGTCTTTCTCGGACGGCTTGTACCCGACGCTCTTCCAGTAGTCGGCGACCTCTTTCGGCCCATCCAGCATCTCGTCGGAAAGCACCTTATAGCCGATGCTCATCTTCTTGAGCACGCCGTCCTTCAAGAGCACCATGCAGTCTTTGCCGTGCTGCGTCGGGCTGATCTTCCCCTGCACGAAAAGGCCCTTCGCGTCTTCCTTCGCGGAAGTGACTTTCCCGATCGGGCTATCCCACTGGTGGTTGATGCCCCCCAGAAAAATCACGTCGGTCGATCCTTCGGCCATCAACTTTTCAATGCTGCGCTTGAATGCCCCGGACGCGACGATCTCCTGCGCCGTATCGATGTTATGGAACGCGTTTCCGTAGCCTTCGAACTCCGATCCGTCTCCGCTCGCGCTCTTCAGCTCGAACGGAACCGTCTTGAACGAGAGCACGTTGTCCGCCGACTTCCCCGGCTTGCTATCATCCGTGTCCTGATCGGTGTCCGGCCCCGTCTCCCAACCTTCCGGCAGAGAAAACCCGCGCCGCTTCGCGATCTCGATGATACGCGCCCTCACCGCTTGCGGGTCGGCAGCACGACCGTAGAGGTGAGCGGCGGCGAAGACGTGGGCTTGGGTATCGATCGGGAACGTGTGGTTCGGCCCAGCGAACGAGTCGTCGGGTATCCTCGCGCGTTCCGCCTCGGTTACATATTTAAGTCCGATATTCATAAAGTTAATCCAGGCATGAAAAAGCCCGCGACGCATGGTATCGCGGGCTTGGCAGCAAAGCGAACGGCGGACGCTCTACATCGGGCTAGGCTTCGGCACCATCGGCTTCGGGATCGCTCTCGGCTTTGGATGCGGAATGATCGTCGGGTTCGGCTTGTACGGCACGACTGTAGGCTTCGGGCTTGGCGCGGGCTTCGGCGGCGGCAGAGTTGGTTTAGATCGGGCCATCGTCGTTATCCTTTCGGCTTCACGCGGGTCGGTTTCGGCTTGTTGACGGTCACAGGAATCGGCTTTACAGGCCGGTTAGGGAACGGAACGACAGTCCGCGTGCGCGGGTTTCGAGGCGCGTAGCCGTCGCCCTCGGAAATCAGTTTCTTTTCTTCGGCCATCTCAAATCCTCGCGGCGGTCGGTCCGCTCGCACCTCCGACGATTTGCCAGCGACAGAGACACAATACTCCGCACTCACTCGTCCCGTCTCCTGGGTCAAACGTCACTAAATGCGCGTCGTACGGACCTCCAGCGGCTCTCTGTGGGCACGTTTGGCAGTGGTTGGTCTCAGGGACGCCTAACACCCAATCGAGTAATGTGCCGACTGGCTGTGCAAGCCGCCAGGCTCCATTTAACGTCCCAAGTAGACGCGTCGCGTACATCCGCAAGCGACGGATTACTTCTGCCTCACTGTTCGCCCCGCTTACAATGTCGCCAATCAACCCGCTCAGGTAGCGGCTCTGCTCGAACAGCACTGTCTGTGCGAACGCCTCATCCGCCGGGTGGATCGGGTCAGTCACGCCCGCCATTCGCCTGCCTAAATGGGCGGCTTGAACATGCGCGCCCGTCAGCGTCGTTACGAATGCCTGCTGGAGTTGCGTGAGCGAGATGCGCTGGGCAATATATTCCTTGTAGGTGTCGATCAGCGTGTTGGCTGTGTCAGCCTGAAGATGTTGGAAGAAAAGCAAGAATGCTTCAGAGTCGGTCGTGTCACTTGACGTGCGGCGGTTCATCGCGCCTCATTTGTGTAGAAACGGCTTCAATTCATCCATTGATGCCGCCTGCGTCAAATCGCTGTGTTGCCAGTAAACCATTCTCACTCCATCATCGTCCGTTGATTTGTAAAGGAACGGCTTGTCGATCGGACAATAAAAAAGCCCCGTAGGACATTCCTCCGGGGCTTGCCAACGCTCTACATCTCGCGGCCAAGTGTCTGACTGCACATGCAAAAAGAACAACAGTACACGATGATCTGAATACTTTTGAACTTTCAGGTAATCCAGATAGTGATTGTGGTTTATGCCTGTTACGAACTTCTTTTCTATGCCGTACCAGCTAAAGCGCGTTTTACGTTTTGCCTCAACCCACCCATGCCAAAAATACCCGGAAGGCGCGGATGGGTTGAAAACAAACATGTCTGGCGCGACTAATTCTTCACCATCACAGAAGAATTGTGGTCCCTTATGATCGTCGGTTTCCTTCTCGTACACCGGTAGAACATGGAAACCAATCGACTTCAACCACAGCGCTATGATGCTTTCGCCCATTTTGCCTATTAGAAGCTGCCTACGAAAATCCCTCACAGTGTCGCCCCCCATCCGTAGACAGAGAACGATTCTAAGAACCAATCACGATCTGGCCCAAGGTAGATAATCGCCTGCCCCTGCAATGGCGCGGAGAGTTTGCCGCCCGGTTCCCAAAACCGAACGCGGCCCCGCGTGAACACTACGGCGCTGGCAACCTCAACAATCTTGCAGAACCATGCCGTTTCCGTGGCATTGTTCACGAGCACAATAGCCGAAGTCACATCACCGGCGCGGAAATGCTCAACCAGTTTTGAAGCGAATTGGCCGATGAGTTCGCCTGCATACGGCGGGTTCATCCATACCCGGCCTTGCCAACACTGCTTTAATCCGTCTGTCTCAGCATCGAAGAACTGAGCCGCGCCGACAACCTCATTGGCCGCTGCGCTGGATGCAGGATCGGTGTCGATACCGCCCATGACGGCGATTGCAGAAGTGATGTACTCCTTCGGTGTATACCATTCATTGTTTCCGGCGTTGTAGGAGACGTGCGCTGTCTTTTCAACTTCGCCCCATTTCGTTGTTTCGGCCCACTGCGCCCGCGCTTCCGGCGAAATGTGACAGTAGGGGCAATACGGTAAGTCTGCCGCCCAAATATGTGATGGATTGACTTCGCACCGCTTCAGCCCGTCACTGTCTACATGAAATGACTTCGCGTCAGTATAAGCAGGCGCACTAAAAAACGCCGGTTCCTCTGTCAGAGGTTCCGGCGTAAATGCTGCCAACTCAATTTTGAGCGGAGGCGGCAATTCTTTTGGCTTGTTGAATATATGAACAGCTTCGCGCAGACTAAGATTCGCAACGCGTTGCGAATCTTGCAGTAGTTCGTACCTGCGCTCATAAACGCGCATATAGAGATTGGCCGTCCTATGGCTTCCCTCAAAATTCTGCGCTACCCATTCAATCCATTTACCGTACTCAACCTTGCCCTTTTGTTCTGTAAGCAATTCCCCCGCACGAATTGCGTGCGGCAGTCCCGAAAGATATGCTGACTGAACGGCCCGATGTTCCTCATTGATTTCCGCTACAACGTCATACACTAATGCTAATTCGCTCATGTTTGCGCCCCTCCCAGGCGCTTTATCCTCCAAACGACAAAAAGCGCATAGCAAGCGTTTGGAGGAACGCTTTTCGCCCCGTCGGGCTAGCTATGCGCAGGCTGGTGAACAGCCATTTTCAGTTTTTAGCGAACGCTTACTTCTTGAGAATAATCTCCGTCTTCGGCATATTCCTCAGTTCCGCCATCCTGCGCTCTAGCAGCACCGCAACTTCCGCGAGTTCAGCCGGAATAGGGAATCGTTTCACCTGCTTCTCAAGCGCCGCCTGCACGATCGCGTCACCGACGTTCTTCGCGCTTTCGTCAAAAGTTCTACCCGAGAAGAACTTCGCCAACTGCTCGCGAGCATCCGCTGCTGTCGGCAAGGGCTTGGCAAGCGCGTCCATCCCCTTTGCAGTGGGCACTTCGGTTGTATCGCCCCAATTCGCTCGCCGCTTCCGCCGAAGAAAGTCCGTCACCTCAGCCATACTGGACTTCGCGCGATAGTATTCCTCGCCAATTTCGGTGATGCTCTTTTCGGGATGAGCGGCTGCGTAATCGGCAAGCGGTGTCTTAATTGACGCGCTGCGCTCGACCGGCGTCTTATAGACCGCCGCGCCCTCCACATAGCACGCAACGCCTGCCATGCCAGTCAATCCGCAGTCGCAGCCGCGCCCGAGCGTGGTTTCACAATTCAGGGCGTGGTCGTGGGTTTCGGGAGTTATCATGAACGATACAAGGCTCCTATACTCGACTGTATCTCTTGCAGCAAATTCGCTTCGTGCGCCTTCCCCGTCCCGTTCCCATTAGTCGCCGCCGCAGGAGCGGGAACTGCCGCCATCGGCTTCGGTTCAGCGGGCACGGGCGGCTCGGGCAGAAACGACTGCAGGTACTCTTCGACATCCGTCTTCTGCTGGTCGGTCATGGCGTCGTAGCCCATCTCCTCGCGGCCTTCGTCGCGAGTGATAGTGCCCTCCTTCACAGCCTTGATGATACGGTCCCATTCCTCGCGCTTCTGGTCTTCGAGTGCGCGCACTTCGCTGTGGTCAAACCCAGCGAACAGCGTGAGCGGCGGCACGTTGTAGTTCTTCGGCTCCCAGAGCACCTGCTTGGTGAGCTGCCGCCCCATCATGCGCTGCACAGCCACCAGCGTGTTCCACGAGGCGGCGTTCGCAGCCTTCTGGTTCTGGAAGGTGACGTGATCGGCCGCGTCTCCTAGCCCGAGGCTATCGACCGAGATCCCCGCGAGCGCGCAGATACGATTGACGGGGATGCCGCGCAGAGCGTCGATCTCCATGTCCTTCATCGGACCCGGACTATCGACCTTGACGGCCCCGGTCAGCACGACGACGCGCCCGCGATTATCGCCCGTCGTCCGCGCCTCGATCAAATCCCTCACCGTCTCCGGCTCGTCGATCTCCCCATCAGCCGCGGAAGGCGAGACGATCATCCACGCAGTGCCCCGGTTTCGGAGTGTCGTCGCCGTATAGTTACACGCTTCGTTATCGGTGTAGACTTCCCGGCTGACGCTGTTCCACGGCGACATGCCGAGCAGGTCGTTGTACGGATCGACGCCGAACCGGAAATGCACGATGTCGGACGGGTCTACTTCGATCGGCCCGGTCGTCGTCCACATGCGATAGTAGTCTGGCCCCCGGCTCTTGCTGTCGGGGTGCCTGTACGGGCTGATCGCCCAGTGCGGGATGTAGTCGAACTGCGCGACGCGCCCGCCTCGATCTCGAATAATCTGCCAGTACGCGTTCCCTTCGCACCAGAAACTGATGACGGTGCCGCCCCAGAGGGTCGTGTCGTCGTCGAAGTCGTTCGGGTTCATCAGGATGCGCGTGAGCGGATGGTCCGCGACGACGAGCTTCTTCCCGCCATCACCCGGCTTCTTGACGCACGGGTAACTCTCCGGCCATGCTCGGATGATCCAGTTTAAGACGGCCTGCGCTGCACTGTTCGCCCAATACGGCCCCGCGAGCCGTCCGTAGTTGACGGCGGTCCCTGGGCTGATGTCGTAGAGTTGGTTGCCGCTGCTGTAGAGATTTCCGCTAAGGTTGCTGTTGACCCACGAACCCTGATCGAAGACCATCTTCTGGTCAGCATGGACTTTCGGCCAGAACCCCGGCAGGTCATCCTGTTTCGCTATGGCAACCTTCGTTTTGACTAGTTCTTGTGCCATAGGGTGTTCTTATGCCGCCCGTATTCGTTTCTTCGCTAGTCCGCGCACATACGCACAGGCGTAGCGGCAGGCGTCCATCCCGTGATCGAATTCTTTGACGGGTTCTTCCTTATTGGGTTTTCCGCTTTGATCCTTGGCCCATACGTAGAACGTAAACTCTTCCGCTGTCCGCGTCGGCTTCTTCTTTTCCGCCAGGTCCGCATCCGGCATCTTAAGCGGAAACGTCAGTTTCGCCGCATCGAGCGCACCGCGCAGAATCATCAGCCGAGGCCGACCATCGCCTGCTACCTTCAGACTATCCTGAACCGCCTGGATGCCGGGGCTAACCTTCTTCCACGCCGGAATGCTCCGAATACCTTCTGCGGCCAGCGTCGCGCGATCTTCCGCGTCGTGGTCGCAGATCGTACACTCGATTTTTTCATCCACACTCAGGTTTCGGATATCGCGGGCTATCTCGCTCACAAGGACGTGCGACAAGTAGATTTCACGGTACAGGTACATCCTGCCGTCAGGATCTATCGCCCACCACTGACAGACGAAGGGGTTCTCGTACCCGAAGTCGATGACTCTAATTCGTCGCCAATCCTTCGGAATCTTAAAGTCTGGCACGGTATGGGTTTTGTAGTCGAAGGTGTCGTAAACAACACCTTCTGCTTGGACCCACTTACCCAAGAAAAGCCGATCGCGTCGCAGTCCGGTCAAATTGCCGAGGATTTCGAGCGAGCGTCGCCCCTGATCTGTCCATCGCCCTATTCGCCCGTTGTAAGCCCGATCGGGCCATTCTTCGCACTGTTCCGCCACGTCGTCCGGCGCGAAATCGAACAGCGTTGGGTTATCTTCGTGCCTGCTCTCAAGCAGCCTGATATGAGGGCTGGTAACGATCCAGTGTGACGGAGGACCGGGGTTTGCGTCCACGATCACCTGCGTGTACGGCATCACGGCGCCGCGTCCGGTAGCGCGCGTCGTGATGGTCTCGATGTGATCTAAGCCTAACTCCTCCGCCTGGTTGATGTAATATCCGTCGCGTTCACCCGACAGTACTTTCGCGAGATTATCGAGGCCACCAACCCATAATCGGCTCCCGTTCGGGTAGTCAAACCATTCTGGCTTCTCGCCACCGTACGCCTTAATCTTGCTGTTCTCGCCAACAATGCGCTTGTACGTCAGCAGGCAGGTTGCGATACACGAACTGTACGTAAGCCTGAGCATTACCCACTGCGCGCCGGGATACTTCCACAGAAGTGCGTTGACCTTCTTGAGCGCACCGTACGTTTTGCCTGTCTCCGACGGTCCTGCGAGCGCGACCAGGAAGTCGCGGCTGTGCCACAGTTCCCGCGCTCCACCGCGAAGCGAGGATATGTCGAACGCGTCCCTCGGGTTGTCCTTCGGGTCCCACGGCTTCACGTCCGGCGGCAGAGCGCCTTTACGCTGCAACTCCTCGCGGATCATCTTTTCGAGCGCCGGTGACATCGGCTTCTTGTTCGTGCCGTTCACCACGCTCTGCAGCTCGCGCTCGGCCTTCTTCCGCTCTTGCCGTTCTTTGAGTTCAGGCAACGGAACGCCGCCGCCCATGCTTTGACCCGCCAACGTTACAGCCTCACGACATCCGTGTGCGTAATCAATCGCTCGAACTCTTCCATGCTGATCTCTTCTGCGCTTTCCACGTAGATTATCTGGCGCTGCCTTCGGCCACGTCTAATGCGTTCCCAACCTTCTCGTTTCAGGTAGTACCACAGGAAATACCAGCGTTGCAGACGCGTGACGTTGTGAACGGTCGCCTCACGAGTTGACTTCAGGCGCAGGAAAGTCTGCCAGCGGCGGTCGTGGGCGATCATGCCGCTTTTCCTGGACGCAATCCAGATGCGACAAATTTTTTCATAAGCGATTTGAAATGCTATCAAAGGGTTCTTATGCCAAGCATCGCAGCGAGGTATACCGCCGTCATCGTAATCAACAAGTTCCCCGTTTTCATCTTCAGGACAAGGCAGGTTGATACTACAATAGCACTCGTTTGTATCAGCATCCCCGGAGTGACTAAACGCTACTTCAATGCCCTCCTGAAGCAATTCGCACCAGATAGACAACATCTTATCTGCGCTCATCGCTGCACCTCGCGATACTCCAAACACTTGCGACAATAGAACACATCCGCACTACCACAACTCGACATGATCGTTGGAACACACGTGCCGGGCGGTGTCGGTATATCAGCGTAAATCGGTCTTTGCCGCAGAAACACGAAATCGTGCTCACACGGCTTCGTCGGCTGCTGGCCGATCGGAATGCCGTCGGGCACGGAACCGCCGCGAGCGACTTCCATTTGCCGTAATTCGCGTTCTACATCTGAAGCAGTGCGGACAGGACGCCCGCTGCCAGACTGGTTGCCGTAAGCGTCCATGTACGTCATTCCACTTCTTCCTCAAACAACTCCGGCGACGAAGCGACCGCAACAACCTCGCCCGTCACCTCGCACATGTGCAGGCCGTTCTCGTCGGCAGTCTCGTGGCATAATCGACAGATCATTCGGTCACCGCCACAATCCGATACCCACTCGGTATCCGCATCATTACGTGTTTGTCGCCCGAACCAACACCCTCAACCGTTTCGGCGTCCACAAGGCGGGTCATCAAATAGAACGGCAAATCGCCACTGCCAGAACAAGCCTCTTCCTTCGGGTTCTCGACATACCACGTCCACGAATGCTTGTCCGATCGATCGCCCGGCTCCCACTTATGAGCCACCCAACCGTACTGCCGCATTCGCTTCAAATACTTGCTTAACTGCTCGCTTCCCATTCGCGCCGACAGCATCGCCATGAACTGCTTAAGTTCCCGCCGATGGTCGTCGTCGTGTAGCACGTTCCATAAATCGCCCGTCTTGAACCGGCACCGCAACATCACGGTACGCTCAACCGTCAACAAGCGACCGAATGCCAAATAGAACTCTTCCGCCGACATCTCACCCGTCACGTCAACCGCAAACTCTGTGTCGTGGACCGGTAGACCCGCCAGCACTTCCGCAATCGCTTGTTTGACACCCGTGCGGGACTTCGGTATACTTCTCGTAGAATTGGATGCGTCAGGAGCCATCTGATGTGTCCTTTCAATGACAAAAACCACACTCGGCGAAAGTGTGGTTTTTGTGCGTTTTCTGATCTCAAAGCGTCTCGGAAAAAGACGCCTCGCAAACGTCTCGGCATTCTCTTTCTGTATTATGCCGAGACACTGGTGTTAATCGCACGCAATCGCAAGACCGAACTTTCAGAATTTTTGTTTTTTGTAAAGCCAGATATATCGCGACAGGGGGGAGGGGTGCGAGAAATTTCGCACTTTTCCTCGCCAACCGTCTACCTTTTGGTACGCGCGTGCACTTGCTCAATCGTCTACCTGCTTACGCGGAGCCGTACGCGTCTACCTGTTTGAACTCAACATATAGGTAGACTGCATTCTTCCGAACAGTTATTATCGGACGCTGCCTCTCACAATATATCGAACGCGTCCTCGATCGCAGGTTGGTCGGCAGCCGCGAATGCCTCTTGCTGGCTCTGTAGCAGGCGCAGGAGCGTTTCCGCGTCGATCTTGCGTACATCGAGGGTGTCGCCGTAGTCTGCGCGTCTGCGGCGCTTGAGCCACTCTATCGCGGGTTTCCAGTCACCCTTCGCCTCTGCTTGAGTAGCAGAGGCGAACACGCTCTCGGTAAGAGCAACCTCAGCTTCACCTTCCGCGCGCGCAACCCTATCGGAAAAGTCTTCTCTCTTCTCCAGCCAGTCGTAGAAGGTATCGGGGTTAATGCCTGCTTCGAGGGCTGCGCCTAAGCGTGTAGCACCACGTGCGAGCGTGTTACAGATTCGGGTTGCGATCCATTCATCGTACTTCGTTGGCCGCCCCATCTTGGGGCGTGGGGCTGGTTGCTGGCTATGATCGTAGACTACTAACGCTGTTCCCATTTGACAAACCTAACGCTAACATGTTATAGTAACGCTATCGCACTACGAGAGGAGGAGATAGCATTGAATGACACTGAAGCAGCGAAACACCTTGGCAGCATCAAGACACCTAAGAAGTCGGCCAGCAGCGCCAGGAACGGCGCTCTCGGCGGCCGTCCACTCATACCGCTAGAGCAGATACCGTGCACGTGCGGATCGATCGACGGCGAGCATAAATGGACGTGCACGCGCAAGCGGACCGAATATCAGCGCGAGCGCCGAAACAAGTGATTTGAGATCATAAATGGACTTCTTGAAAAAAAGTCCATTTATTTTTGCCTTACCTCTTGACAAACCTAGCGATAGGTTGTATAATGGTAACTGTAAGAACGAAACGAGAGAGGACGAACCAATGACATTCAGGCTAATCGGTTTCACCGGCAAGGTGCTAGAAATCCGAACGATGACAGAACTGGAAGTAAGAATTGCGAACCGCCGTTTAGAGATCGATGGATCGTCATTGCGGTGGACGCTGTAAGACTTCCCTGACGAGCCGGTAGCGGCGAAACCTCTTCGGAGGTCGGAAGTGACACAACCCAATAGCAGAAACGCGAACATACAGAGACATTCGGAACGGTTAGCGCCTCTACCTGTTACCAAGCAGGAAAAGCCGGATGTAGTTTCCTCTACCGATCGAATTCAATTCGGTACTGACGAGCCGGGAACGGCGAAAGGAAACTGAGCAATGACAATCTTTACCTACGACGGCCACGAACCGCACGCATCGCATGGCGGATGGGCTAACTACCTCGCGACGTGTTCAGTGCGCAAGGCGTCGAACCTGGCGATTTGGTACAGCGTTGCCAATTGCCACTACATCCTATTGCCGACCGGCCTGCTCGTGGAACTCTTCGGATACCACGCTCACGCAATGTGGGACCGCATACACGGAGAATGCTAGACGCTCCCCACTAGCAGACAGAGGATGGTTGCAGGTTCGCTGCCGGGCAGACGCTGGCGCAGTACGTACGCGCAAAGTGCGGGCTAAATTAGTCAACAAAACGGGGCGCGCCGCTGGAACCGGCCGCCCCGGGTACCCTCTGGGTGCCGCCAGGAGACAGCGGGCATCCACGACTGTACCCCGGCGAGAAGGCCGGGAGAAGGAGACGAAAATGATTGTAAAAGTGACGCATTCCTGCGGTCACACCGCAGAACTTTATCGCAACCTCTCGTCCATTGCCGCGCAAAACGGCGTGGACGAAAACCGGGCGGCGGCAATCGCCCACGAGCAAATCGACCGAGCGGCGCAGGATGTTTGCTCGGCTTGTTTCGAGGCTGAGTATGGCCCCTATTGCCATTGCGACGAGTGCGGGACTGACAGCCAACAGAGTTAACAACCTAGGCATGACTCGCATCCAAGAACCCTAATCACCTGTTCGCGTACAGTCGCAACCTAACGACGGTCGCGTATCGGCCACTGCATGAATGCTGCGAGTTGTGGACGCCCTACGCGGCCGTTGGAACGGACGGCAAATGGTATTCCGTCCATATGATCCTGAACGTGAACGGCGAGCCGCTTTTCAAACAGGAAGATTGGATTGCAGTTTGATCGTTTCTACCCGCCGTCAGAGAATGACCCTCCGCTCGCTGCGGAACGGCGGTGTATCACCTTGGGCGATTATCACGAAAGGATTTGAGACAATGGAAACCATCGGCTACGGCGTCTACGCCAACGAAGTCATTAACTGCCTGGTCGGTCTGCCATGTACTACCTGCTACCAGACCACGGTAACGGACTATCGAGCAACAATCTACCGCGAGCGCGAGGGTGAAACGATTTACTACCTCTGCGAGAAATCGGGTTTCACCACGTACTCTGCCGCAGAAAAATGGGCGATCGATTACCTCAACAAGCACTGAGAGTCACCCGCACGAAGCTAACGACTTCCCGCCGTGTTCGCGACCGGCTGCGGGTTTTATCCTGGTATCGCACATCACATCACACACAATGAGAGGAACCTGCAATGAGCATGAAACTGGTTACGCGCTTCTACAGAGACCGATTTTATGTCGGCGTGAAGGAAAGCACGAAGGACTGCTGCGGTAATTGGACCGATCGTCGCGAAGTCGTGACCTTCACCGGCAAACCCTACAATCAGTTCGAATTCGACGCTATCTACGAATTCACCGGGCCGAAACAGTTAGAGCACCTGCTGCCCGATACCGCATGGAGATCGGTTCAGCGCGTCGTTCCTGAGCCTCTAGCAGACATTCTAGGACGCGGCGAACACGCTATCTCGTGCAGTTCTGCACTCTGGGAATAGCCACACAAAGACAAGCGGCCGGGTAAGAACCTGGCAGTTCCCCGGCCGCATACGTCCCCTCATGGTCACGAAAAGACACAGTTAAGATTATGGCACGCACTCAACAACCAGTCAGTACGCCCACGACAGGCCCCGGAACCAAGCGCCGACCGCCTGAAATACAATCGGACATTCGCGCGAACCTAAAAAATCTGCAAAAATTTATCCCAAATCCCCGGATACCTGCTTGACAATTATAATACTATTGCGGTATTATAATAATACCAAACGAGGAGGAGTTAGCAATGACCCGAACCCTGGCCACAACCGATCAGATCGCCGCCGCGAAGCTCGCAGGAGCCGTTATCCCGCCGAAATCCTGGGACGTTGTGATCTACTCGCAGGGCAAAGTTGTCGCCTCCTGGTACGATGCTCGGGGCCGCAAGCAGTGCGCCTACTCCTCCGAGGCTGTCGCAGACCGCAACCGGCGCAAGTTCGCCGAGATGGTCGAGTTCGGCGCGAGCCTCCCTAACATCCGCAAGGCCGTTGCCTCCGATCTGCATTCGGCTAACCAGACGGCCCGCGCGTGCGCCGCCATCGTCGCGATCATGGACCAGACGACGATGCGGGTAGGCGGCGCGGAGTACGCCGCCGAAAACGGCACCTACGGCGCAAGCAGCCTGCTCAAGTCGCACGTCAGCATCGACGGCCAGACGGTGCGCTTCAGCTTCACCGGCAAGCACCACAAGTCGCACGACAAATCGGTCAGCGGCGCCGCGCTAGTTGAGGCGATCGAGTTCTTCGCCGCGCTGCCGGGCGACAAGCTCTTCCCGGTGACGGAGACTGCGGTCCGCGCCTATCTCTCCGCGTTCGGCGCGACGCCTAAGCAGTTTCGCACCTACCATGCGAGCCGCGTCTGCTCCGAGTTGCTCGACGCGGCAGGCCCGGCAGCCGATGCAAAGGCAGTGAAGGCCAACATCAACCGCGCCGTCAAGCAGGTATCCGAGCTGCTCGGTAACACGCCCGCAATGGCGCGCAACAGCTACATCGATCCGACCATCCTGGCCGCCTACGCAGCAGGGATGTAGGGTCCCGCACATCAAGAGAGGAGACAGAAGGACAATGGACACTATCATTGTATCGCGGCATCCCGCCGCCATTGAGTTTATCGCGCGGCAGCTCGGCGGGCAGACTGCTACCCACCAGGGTAAGCAGTGCATCGAAATCGACGTTACTCACCCGGACGACATCGGCACGCCGGAGCACTATGCGTGCCAGCTAATCCCGATCGTCGCTCAGGCCACCGCCGCCGACGTGCGCGGCAAGCATATCTACGGCAATCTACCGCTACACCTGGCGGCACTCGCGGCCAAAGTCACAGTTGTCGAGTTCGACGGCGCGCCTCCTCGCGGGCAGGAGTATAGCCTGGAGGACATGCAGGCTGCCGGTGCGGTGTTGCGGACCTATGTCGTCCACGGTCGGTCAACGCTATGACCGACGACCAGGTGCGCAAATTCAACCAGCGCCTTGGCAAGATCGACAAGGCGCTGGAGGCCGGCGAGATCGAAAGCGCAGACCCGTTCCCGCCAGAACACCGCTCAGTCCTGCGCTTGCCAGCAGAGGTCGCAAATCGCATCAAAGCGAGCGCCGCGCGCAACCGGCGTAGCCTCAACTCAGAGATCATAAGAGCGATCGAGGCTTACCTGGATCGCTAGAATCGCCCTGCCTCCTCACTCGCTGAAGCACAAGCGGAATGCGATCGGCGCAACGCTTAGTCATTCACACCCCGCCCGGCGGCGCAGGGTTTTCGATCTCCTTTTTCCTGCGCCGCCGGAGTGAAGGAAGGAAAATCGCGCACAAGCCGGGGGTGAATCACGCCGCCCGACAGATGGAGACAGCCTGCTCCAATTCGGAGCAGGCTGGAAAAGGTGTGAGACGCAATCATCTCTGTTAGGAATTCTACTGCAAGCAGTTCAAGTTTGTCAAATAATTTTTCGCGAGTGCCGATCGATCGCCCCAACTACCCGCAAACGATCATCGTCCCACGTAGACCTGTCGGTCGTCACAACGCCCTGCGCCGTCGGGTTTCCCACGTCCCGCACATCGCTGCCCTGGGCGGTTGCGATCTTGTACCTCTCGCGCTCTACCGGATCGGCTGGGTCGCGCATAATCTCGCGCGCCTCTCGCAGCTTGTCGCGCACGAGCTGCGCCCACCGGTATAGCGTGCTCTCGTCACGGAACCGGTCTTTCCGCACCAGGCTCGGGTAGTCGCACTGCATCGCCTTGAACGTTTCACCCGCCTCCGACCGCTGCCACACCTCCACCTTCAGTTGCCACGAAGCCGCGCCGGTTTCGCGCTCGGTGAGGAAACCGTTGCGGCCCAGCCAATACGCTAATTCGACATCGCACAACCGCCGCGCTATCTCTTCATCGTCTCTCTCGTCGGACATAACGGCGCACACCTCCTCCTCCATTTGTGCCCGCCATTTTGCCACAAAGTCGCGAAAAGCCCGGTGTCTACTACCCGGGGCGAAAATAGTTTGGAAAAAGTTTACAAAACCTACTTTACCCACTTGACAACCGGTATTAGGTTTTGTATAATAAACTATCAGAAACACACAGGCGAACCGCGCTGGAACCGCGATCGCCGCGACGACAAGAGGAGATTACGAAGATGACGACAGCAACCTACGATGTCACCGAAATCAGGATCAGCCAGATTTTCCCACCGCACGGGGTCCGTGACAGCGCAAAACTCGCAGCTCTTACCGCGAGCATGGAGCAGGGCGGGTGGGCGGGTCGTCCGCTGTTGGTGATTGAGCACGGTGACGGCTATCGCGCGTTGACCGGCAGCCACCGATACGCAGCAGCGCAAGCGGCGGGACTGGAAGAAGTTCCGTGCGTCGAAGTGGACGCGGAAAAGTTTTTCGCGAACTACGATACATCGGACCTGTGGGATGACGATGTTAATGTTTCGATCTTGGACGAGATCGGCGACACGCCCGCAGCGCAGTTAATGCGCGAGGAAGTGGTGTCCAACAACGAGACCGAGTAGGAGACGACCACTATGACATCCACTCGCATGGAGACAATTACCGCCGCCGAGCTTTCGGCAACCGACCTGCGCCACGAATTAGAGCAGTCCGGTCAGCCGACAGAGATTGCCCGCGTCTGGTTCGACGACCACGCGGAGCCAGGCTACGCGCTGTACTTCCCGGAGATTGGCCGAGCCGGTATCGCTCATGGCGCAGATGCACAATGGACGGACTGCAATTCGATCGAGGACGCCGTTGAGCGGTTTGTCAACGACGATATGATTAACTGACACAAGCATAGCGGGGCGGCCGCTGGAACCGGCCGCCCCCGGCCCGCCAGGAGACTAGCGGGCATGACGATTGTACCCCGGCGAGGGTCGGGGAGAAGGAGACTGAAATGGAAACCTGGAGAGATCGTGTGCAAACCAGCAGAGAAACTCTGGCTGACGCACTGGACTGCATCATTGATACGTGCCCGAATGCGCAGTGCAGTTTTGGTGGATGCCCGACAGACCCTGCTCGTTTCAAATCTACATGCTCTGAGAAACAACTCGCGCTAAGCGCGTACAGGCATCCGCTTACGCAAAACATAGAGGTAGGCACGCTTTCGCAACTGCTCGCGAATCAGTGCATGTTCACCGTGTTTGTCGAGTGGCCGGAATACAACGGATGATCGACCGTAACCTCCGCATGGTCGAGGACTACGCCAGCTCCAGCGGCTGCGTAGTCCTCACCGACCTGGCCGACCCGCCCGCCTACGCCGCCGTGCCCGTAAGCGACCTCCGCCGCTGGCTGATCGATGGCGAGTGGGAGGCGCTCTACGCAGAGGATAGGCCGCGCGTCAATGCGGCGATTGAGAGTTGGATAGAGGAGACAGGACGATGAGCCGGTACTTGCAAGAGGACATCTCTCGTTACAGAGACACCATTCCTGCGCCTAAAGATCAGGAGGAGGCGTACGCAAAATTATGCGTCGAGAATGCGCTGGATGACATCCAGCGCATTGCCTGGCCTCATATCGCCAGGCGCATCAACGCAGAGAGATACGCCGAAATTCTCGCTAATACGTTGCAACGCATCCAGGATGTTGCTGCCCCGTTTGCTGGCAATCTCCCGCAGGATACAGCCGCAGCCGACACTGCCTGCGCTCTCATTTATAATGAGTGCGAGCAAGCGAGACACCTCTACGTCGAGTACCATCCAGCCAACCGGGATGCGGAGGAACAAACCCGTGGGCAAGATTAAGGACCGTCGTGCCGTCACCAGCCCGATCAACGCCCGCAAAGGCGGCAGGCCGCGCACAGTCGGCGACGGCAGAGTGTACAGCATTAAACTGCCGCCCCCGCTCTACGACTGGTTGCGCTCGCGACCGACCGAGGAGGTACGCGAGCATCTGACCCGGTGGATGGTCGAGGCGCATATCATCTAGAGACGTTTCCGAGCTGCCAACGCTGATCCGTCTCGACCCGTCCACGTTTCCAGACTTCAACCTTCAGCCGCCCACTCACGGCTATCGGCACTTTGCCGGTTTCGATCTTGTTGTTCAACAAGTTCTGCTGCGCGAGCCTATCCGCTATCGCTTCATCGTCTCTCTCGTCGGACATAACGGCGCACACCTCCTCCACCATTTGTGCCCGCCATTTTGCCACAAGATCGCGAAAAGCCCGGTGTCTACTATCCGGGGCGAAAATAGTTTGGAAAATAGTTTACAAAACCTACTTTACCCCCTTGACAACCGCTATTAGGTATGTTAAAATATACCTAACACAAACACACAGGCGAACCGCGCTGGAACCGCGATCGCCGCGACAAAGAGGAGACTACGAAGATGACGACAGCAACTGACACCCGTACCGCAATCAACCGCGCAATTATCGCCGCGCTCTATGCGGCAGACGAGGACCGCCGAAGCATCGCCGCAAGCTGCGACCCGCGACCACTGACTATTCGACTGTGGCCCGATGGCGACATAACCCGCTGCAACGATCGCTCCGTTCCGGAGAGCCAGTATTACAGCCGCAAGCCCTACCCGATCGACGTTTATTATCGTGGCGAAGTCCACGACAGCCCGGACCCGGAAATTTCCGGATTGATGTGGGACGACGCCAAGGAGGGGGACGAGGACGCCTTTGAGTTTCAGGGGCAGTGGTATGTACAGGTACAGCGGTGGGATATGTGCTTCTCGGCGGAAGAGTCATACCGAGAAATACTTGAGAGAGAGTACAAATCGGCAATCGAGACGGCTAATGATGCGTTCAACATTGCGGACTTCGAGTTCCGCGAGTTGACCGGCGATGAGGAGACGTTCGCGGAAACCTGGATCGACTGATGCTCACCTACAAAGTCTTGGTGTTCCGGCATATGAGCCGGGAGGCGATTTCAAAAGCCTCCCGGTTCTTCCGGGGCGAAAATTGGATTGACCACGTGTTCGGCGAGGGGCCGCGCGGGTTTATGGTCCAAATGCCGAATGAGGGCGTGGTATGCGTCCACTGGGACGGTTTCTGCGAGATTGACGGTTAGAGCATAGCGGGGCGCGCCGCTGGAACCGCCCGGATCGAACCGCAAACAGGAGACTGACATGACAGTAACAGTAACCCGAACCGAAATCACGATCAACATTCTGGCAGGGAATTTCCTGCCGTCCGATCCGCAATCCTGCGAGGGGCTGAACCTCCGGCAGAGTGTGCTGAGCTACTGCGCCGAGATGGATGCGATGCTGCCCGAATACGAGATCAACTGGAACATCGACTGGAACTCCGAGGGTTGCGGCTCGCATGACCAATTCGAGAACGACGAACAGCGCAACGATTTCGAACATGCCGATCAGCGCGTGATGCAGGCACAGTCATTCTGGGTGTACGAATGATCAGGCTGCGACTGTGGTTTCTCTGCGGCGCGATTTACAACTGGGCGGAGGATGCTCTACTCCTCCTCCCAATCAGATCTCTCAGGCGGTGGATTTACGCTCGACGCGTTCGCGAAGACGAAAAAGCGCTGAAATGGATCGGTACCAGGGACGCGGCGGAAATGGAGGGGTTCGAACGATCTGCCCGCGAAGAACTCGAACATTCGCGGGAGCAACTGGCAAAATACCAATGAAGCGAAATTGCAGTCTCAGCACTGAAACCCTCAACGATCTCTATTGGCGAGGGGCGAAATCCCTGCGAGAAATCGCCCGTATCGAAGCCGACAGCAACCTCTCTCCTGCTTGCGAGAAAACCGTTAAACGTTGGCTGATTACGGCAGGTATCAATATCAAAACACGGTCTGAGCGGCAATCGCAAACAATCCGAGCGCGAGCCGACAAAACCGAGTGGAACCATGCAGGAGTGGCAGAGGCAGCCGCCAGAAAACACGCCGAACCGAGACTCGTTGGAGTTGATCACCTCCACGCTCCAGGCATGAGACGGCGGGCCAAAACAGGACGCAGGAAACAGGCGGAACGTGACGCCCTGAAATCGGAAACGCGTCTTTGCGATAACTGCGGCGCGAAAATCGTCAAAAAGCCGCACCGATTCACAGACGGGTTTACGACGTGCAGCAGGAAATGCCGACAGGCGTATCTCGCGAAGCTCAAACAATTCACGACTCCGCCAATCAAACGCGTCTGTGAATTCTGTCTAGGATCGTTCGAGGTCCCGCCGTCACGATTGAAATACGGTCCGGCCCGTTATTGCAGCCGTGCCTGCTCGAACAAAGGCCGAGCAAAAACGAAATAGTGGGGCGCGCCGCTGGAACCGGCCGCCCCCGGCCCGCCAGGAGACTAGCGGGCATCCGCGATTGTACCCCGGCGAGATGCCCGGGAGAAGGAGACAGGAAATGAGAGCATCCGTTAATCGCCGCGCCAACAGAGCCGCAGAAGCGCGCCTTGCGCTGGCACTCAAGATCACAGCTAGCCGCGCGCAACTGCGAGCAGCTGCGGCTCGGGCAAACCAGGTCCCCGGCAGCTACCTGCACGGCGACAAGATCGGCAAAATGCGGGCGCGCATATTGTATCCGGGCGTTAAGCCAGTGGGCTGGTAATATGATCGACCGCAACCTCCAGTTTGTCGAGGACTACGCCAGCTCCAGCGGCTGCGTAGTCCTCACCGACCTGGCCGACCCGCCCGCCTACGCCGCCGTGCCCGTAAGCGACCTCCGCCGCTGGCT